GGAGTTCGTTATGCTAAATACGAGAAGTTCTTGGCATTCAACGAAGACAGGAAAAAGAAATTCGGGAAGATCGTGGTTGACAAGGTGAAAGAACGGAGTATACTATAATACGTTTCATACATCGTACACGTCGTACACAAAGGAGATACTTATGAGTTTTAGTCAATTGAAGAAGAAGTCGCAAGCAAACATCGATGCTCTCTCAAAGGAGATCGATAAGATCAGCAAGGGATCAGAGTCCTACAAGGACGATCGCTTTTGGTCGCCAGAACGAGACAAGAGTGGAAACGGATATGCTGTGATTCGTTTCCTTCCCCCATCCGAAGGAGAGGATCTTCCGTGGGCACGCATGTTCAGCCACGGGTTCCAAGGAAAGGGTGGATGGTTCATCGAGAACTGCCCAACCACCTTGGGTCTTCCTTGCCCAGTTTGTGAGGGAAACAACGAGTTGTGGAACAGTGGTGTGGAGTCCGACAAGGAAATCGCTCGTCAGCGTAAGCGCAAGTTGAGTTACATCTCCAACATCTATGTCGTCTCCGATCCTGCGAACAAGCAGAACGAAGGAAAGGTCTTCCTCTACAAGTATGGAAAGAAGATCTTTGACAAGATTAGTGAGAAGATGAAGCCTCAGTTTGAAGATGAGTCACCCATGAATCCCTTTGATTTTTGGGCGGGTGCCAACTTCAAGTTGAAGATTCGCACGGTTCAGGGATATGTCAACTATGACAAGTCTGAGTTTGATTCTCCCGAAGCATTCCTTGAGGGTGACGACAAGGATCTTGAGAGGATTTGGGCAATGCAGTATTCACTGCGTGAGTTCACAAACCCAAGTCAGTTCAAGAGTTACGAGGATCTTTCTTCCAAGTTGAAGCAAGTTCTGAGTGGGTCTGCTGCTGGCAAGGCATCTGTGGCTGAAGAGAGTGAATCCTCTTTTGAGAAGGCATTCTCATCGAAGCCCAAGAAGGAGACCTTTGACTCTGCGGAAGATGATGATGCCATGAGTTACTTTGAGAAACTCGTCGATGACGAATGATTGAAGTATTTGTAATGTGTGGAAGACACCCCTCTCGCGAGGGGTGTTTTTTATATGGTATGTCTACTTCGCAGTCTACTTGAAGAGGGATCTACTGCTTTGGTTGGTCTGATGACAGTTTCACCAGCGTAATTGTTGTTCACTACATTATTGTTGGTGTTTGTAATTGCAGTGACCATTCTTTGTTGTTTTTCTGCTTCTGCCATTTCTTTTTGTTCTTTAAAAGCTAGGTAAAGTTGTTCCATTTGATTGGGGGAAAGGTTCACATTGCCAGATTCTATCAAGTCAGAAAGTCTATGCATAGGATCCTTCTCCACTATACCGATTGTTTCTTGAACACTCATGGTGGGAGCAATTTGTCTAGGACCAAAATAGTCCATCATCTTTTCGGAAAGACTTTTCTCTTCTTCTTTCGGTTTCGTGAATGTGGCCATAGCGGCTGCGAATGCCGAAAGAAATCCCTCTGTTATTTTAGTCATTTCTATAGAAAAAATATCAGACAATTGAGAAACTTCTTCTGCCATGACTTCCGTGGGAGAAGAACTTTTGGATCCTGTGCTAGTTGATTCGGGGGAGTCCCCACCATCCCCATAGACAAAATCATAAACACTTTGTGGTATTGCCCAATTCGGAACATAGTCTAATATTGCTTTCAGTACGCCCTTCACCAATCCCATCAAAGAATTCCATATTGCCTTACCGATATTGCCAACACTTTTTACTAAAGAGAATATTGTGTCGGATATCCAAGACACAGCAGTTCCAAATATATCCTTAGCAGCTGAAAATATAGAACTAAATATACTTTTAATCCCATCCCAAATCATTATCGGAAAATCCATAAACATAAATTTTAACCCGTCAAACAACAACCTAGGTATTGTTTTTACATAATCCCAAATCATCATCGGAAAATCCATAAACATAAATTTTAACCCGTCAAACAACAACCCAGGTATTGTTTTTACATAATCCCAAATCATAGGTACAATATCCATAAAAAATAGTGTTATGGGTTTCCATATTCCAATCAAAGTAAAACCAAAATTCTTAATAGCTTTCCAAATGTTTGCAAACATGTTGGAAATAGCAGACATCCATGCATCAAATATAGCACCAATTTTCTCCGTCAAAGTCTTGTCACTATCCCATATTATTTTCCAAAAATCAGAGAAAAATTCTCCAATTGCAACAAAAGGAGCCTTTATTACATTCCACAGGAAATTGTAGTAAGCTGATATGTTGTCCCATAGAAATACAAAGAAGTCCCCTATAGCACCGAAGAAATCTGCTAGGAATCCATCTATTATATCAAAGTCTAATAACCCAAAAGTAAGACCAGAGATGATCATGGATAGCGCGCCACGGAGTCCTTTCATGAAACTCCCATCGGGACCACTGAACCCACGAACGAATCCACGAATAGCATCTACAACAGCAAAAACTATAGTCAAAATTTGACCTACGACGGGAATAGCTTTTGCTAGTGGTGCCAATTTTGCTATGAATCCGAAAAAATTGACTAACGGGGCGAAAAAATTCCCGATTGTCGGGAGGAATGATAGTATCTTAAAAACATATCCTATAATCTTTCCCATTATCCCAAACGCATAATTAATTCCTGTGCTCAAGGCAGCAAGAGGACCAGATAGTTTTCCGAATATCTTAAAAATATTCAGCACACCACCCAAAACCCCAAATCCCTTGATCAATGATCCTATGAATGTACTTTCAAGCCAACTGAAAAAACCATCCACTGCCATATAGATTAATTTGGTGACAATTGAAGTGAGAACTTTTATCCCTTCCCAAAGCATTTCAAGTATGAAACCAAGTATTTTTCCTATAGTTTGAGGGCTTATGAGTCCTCTGTAAATTGCCAATCCGACTAAAAATACACCCAAAAGTATCTTACTTACTAAGGATGTCTTTTCCCTGACATTAGCAATTTTCTCAGACAAATCTTCAAAAGTCTTTTCCAATCTTTTGAATAGTCTGTTTTCTTTTCTAGCCGTTTCTAATTCTTCTCCCCTACTCTTGACTTCTTCTTTCTTTTTAGATAAATTTGTTATCGCGTCGGAAAGTTGTTTTTGGACTTTCAATTGATCTTCGGGAGACAATTCTTCTCTCATTTTTTCAAATTCTGCCAATTGATCTAAAAGTATTTGCTCCTGTTTTAGCAAAGCTATTTTTTGACTCTTGTTCGCCTCAATTTCAACATCTAGTAGTTTTTTATTGACTTTATCCATTCCACCAAAAAGAACTAATGATTCTTTTTGGTAATTTAAGTCATTTTCCATTGCATCTAAAACTCCACTTTGAGCATTAATATACGAATTTAAATTGGGAAGTAAAGTGGATATAGCATCAACAACAGGTTGAGTTTCTGCTTCGGGGGTTTCGGATTCGGGAGTTTCTTGATTTGTGTTAGTCTCGGTTTCTTGAGTTTCAATTCTTTGATTTTCTTCTCTGACAGTGGTTATCAGATTTCTGATAGCAGAAGAATTTTCAGAAACCAAATTTACAACGGTTTTGGATGATTCTTCGGTAAAACTTGCTGACTGTTTACTACTTTCAGCCGCTTCTTTCGCACTTTTGGCTGCTCTGTTTGCAGCATTAGATGCATTTTTGGCGCTTTTGGAGGCACTTTCTGAGTTTTTTGTCAGATCGTCTAGGTTCTTGTCTTGTGGATCTATTGCCAATTGAATACCCCCAATAGGATCAAAATACTATATTTATTTATATTTTGATCTTTGTTTTTCCAACCGTTTGTTTTCTTCCTCGATCCACTGTTTCAATAAAATCAGGTAAACATCCCTCTCCCAAGGCATCATTTCCTCTATAGATTCCAAGGAGAACTTATGATCATGCATCAGATTGAAGTTCAACTTAAAATAATTTTCCAAGTCCATATAGAGGAAACTAATCAGAAAAAATCAGCGATTCCACTCAGTTTCTTGGAGGAAACCAAACCACATGGACATTCAACCTCCAAGTTATAAGTCAATTTAGGCATGTCTTCAAAGAATGAATTGATCTTCAACATTTGATCTTGTGTCAATGATTCTATAAATTCATTCAAATCTTGGTCGGTGAAATCCTTCCTTTGGTATACCTGATTTGCATCGAAAACCGAAACTATACAATCTTTTATGATTTCCAGTGCGGAAAAGGGATCCTTTTCTTTGCTGGAGTTTTCATTTTTCAAAAGAACCTTGAACGGAGGATATCTAAGTTCCACCCCCACCTCTTTGGTCAACATGAGCTTAGTTTCTTTTTTCTTATCATTATTCTCTACAATTATATTTCTAAGGTCTAGTCTAGTAGAAACTTCCGGTGAACCTTCGCATTCCTCACACTTATACTTAAATTCACTATATTCACCGACAGACTTCATTCTTATGTGCAAAAACAGCAATTCAACGTCAAAAACTGGAAGTTCCTCGACATTTATAGGCGGATTTCCCTCTTCCTGCATGATGCAAGAATTCAAAACATTCTTGATTGCATTGGAAATGTTTTTCTGATTCTTGCTTTCATTTGCAAGAAGAAGAATCTTTTCTTCCTTGACCGTAAAGGGTCTGAATTGAATGTTTTTTCCTGACACCAACTTCAACGAATAGTACGGAACCCCAATTTTTGGTAAAGCCATTTCGATCTCCTATAATTATAAAACGTCGTCTTTCAGTGGAGAGAACTCCAAATCAGTGATAGTTTGAAAATATTTATAACTTATTTCCACGTTAAATTCCATCGCATTGGAATCGTTTGAAGTGCTCATTTGAACTTCACTCAAACTTGTAGGGTAACACTCGAAAAACTTAACGTAGTATATCTTTTGTCCAGAACCAGCTCCCTTTTTACTGTTACTTTTTAGGGAGTCTGATATTCCCTGAAAATTATTACTGAATGCAAATGGAGTCCCGATTCCTTGGGGGGTGTTTATAAAAGAACCTCCTCCAGCTGGAGTTCCATTGAACGTGGTTTGTAAATCTGCCGCAGAGATATAATCCACAAACCCCTCATTTACCATTTGACCCGAAAAGGTTTTAGGCAAAACAAATAAAGTTATGTTATTAAATTTTGCATATTCATTGTAATAATTCGGTGTATATGTGATTGGATCCACTGCGTAATTCATCCATTTTTCAAAGAACTTCCTTTCCCACAAGTCGGGTCCACAATAAAAAGTCATAGGGAGGATTTGACTTTCTTCTCTATAATGTGCTATTTTTGAAACTACACTCGGTTTTTCCACAAAATCTTCAACTTTGATCGAGTGTTTAGGCAACGACGCAGATTTGCACATAAATGATATTTCTCTTTGGTCCTCACTTGTGAATCTTTGTCTGTTTTCAAAAGGCAACCTAGCGATATTTTCATTCAATTCTATTTTGACATAAAAGTCATTGGTTCTAGCAAGTCCTTTCCTTTTGAGTTTGCTCATGAACCCCTCATAAAGATCGCCCTTTTGATATGGAAACGGTGAAGTCATTTTTGTTTTCCTCTAACTATTTGCTCTTCGGTAATTCATGTGTTTTATAGTTGCTTGATAAACCGTAGATTTTGAAGATTTGGGAAACAAACCATTTCCCATCATGGCGTATATCTTTATATATCTCTTGGGAATCACCTTTACTGAATTTATTAAATTTATGTTGTATTTTCTGTATATTGCTCTACTCGCGAATAATCTGTCATACCTCAATATATTTTCGTAGGTTGCTAAAGATCTACTGTTGTAGGATTTTTCATCTTCGTCCAATTGCTGATAATAAAAACTGAATATGTCGTTCATGAAAAGTTTCAATACACTTAGTGGATTGAGGTAATTTAAATTGAATCCATGTATTATTTTTCCTTTCCTCTTAAGCAAGTATATTAAGGGTTGTCTATCGTAAGATGGAATAAACTTGGAGGTAGGATCTTCTTTATACAGGTAATTAAAAGTGTAAAAATTGCCCATGAACCATCCTCTAAAATTTTCACTATTCAATATATCTTCACTCAACTCTATTCTTTGAGGACCACTCAATAAATTTATCTCATTTTGCGCCCAGTCCATGAAACTAAGATCTTCGTAGTTTATTTCCTGCTCCACGATTTTTCTTTCTATTTCTTCTATCATTTATTCTTTTTTCCGAATAGAGTTTTTTCTGTGAGTATCACAAATTTCCATCCTCTATCTTCGCAATAGTCTTTAGCTGCTTCCCATTTACTCTTGTTTATTATGTAAGTGACCATTTGTCTTTTCAATGAACTTGTCATCTTTTTTCCTTCGGTGACAAGAGGCTTTTCCGTTTGTCTTTTTGGTTTTATCTCTATAAGGTATGTTTTTATTTTATTTTCCCTGTCCTTTACCTTCATCAAGAAGTCCACGAAATAGGTGTGTCGTCTATTGTCTATTGGGGATATGTAAGGGATTCTGACTTCCTCAGAAGACCATTCCAGTACGTTGGTGTTTTCGTCGCAATATTTCATGAACTTTCTTTCCCACAGTGACCTGAAAACACAATTTTTGTGGTCGCCCTTGTATTTCTGTGGGTTTTTGATTCTATAAAATCCTTTGTAGCTCATGGTATAAATATATTTATAAAGAAAAGGGGAAAAAATGCCTACCAGAGTCGATTCACAAGAGGAAGAATGGCAACGCAAATTATCCGGCGAAGGGATACAGAGCCTAGAGTCTGATTATCTCCCGTCTAGTGCTTGGGAATCTTTGCTTACTGGGAAAGAGACAACTGTTCTTCAATTCCCACCCGATTTAGGATATAATCCCAAACTTGCAAATTATATTCTTTTCGATATTTACGACACTGGTGGTCAAGCACTGGAAGTCCAAAGATCGTCCTTCATAACCAATTCTGAAAGAGCTTCCAAGTTGAGCAATTTATTAGGATCCACAGACCCCACATCTGGAGAGATAAAAGAGAAAGAAGAAGAATTAGCGGGACTGAAGGAAAGAGCTGCTACTTTAGCGGCAGGCGGGACGTTGGGATTGCTTGGTGGTGGTCTTCTTGGTGCCGTTGGTGGGATCGCTGGTGTAGCTTGGATAGAAAGTGGAGGAGCTGAAAACTTGGTTTCAGCCTTTAGAGCTGGAAATGACGCGGACACCAAAAACGCGATTCAAGGAAGGGGACTGAGGTCATTTGCTTCCACTAGATTAGGATTTGCAGATAAAACTGTTAGAGCAAACTTGTCCATAGCATTGCCGATGACAGCACAATTGAACAGTTCTTACTCTATGGATTACGAGGATTCCGACTTGACTGGTGTCCTAAATCTCATGGCAGCCGCAAAGGCAGGTCAGGCTTTGGCGGGCGATGGTCAGGGAGCAGACACCGATGAAATGAAAGCTATATTGAGAAAAGTAGGTTCCGTTCCCACCACAATAACAGATGGCCTATCCAAAATATTGGGGAACGAAGGTCTAGACTTGAATCAATTTCAAAACGCAGCAAACAGACAAACTCCCAACAGGTTCAAGGAACAGATATTCAAGGGAGTGGGAAGAAGAACCTTCAGTTTTAGTTGGGAATTGATGCCATCAAGCAAAGAAGATGTTCTCAAGATATATTCCATTGTCTACGCATTCAAGAAATATTCCCATCCAAAATTAGCAAGTGCGGGAATGTTCTTGGACTTCCCCGGCCAATTCAAGATAGGATTTTTCAATGGAACAAAACAAAACGACTTTCTGTTCAGAATCGGAATGTGTGCTTGCACTAAAGTTGAAGTGACTTACGGTGGCAAGGATTTAATCTTTTTCAGGGATTTCGAAGCGACTCTCCCACCTTTCAGTGAATCGGCTAGAGCTTTTGGAGCACCCGCAAATTCCATTAAAATTTCTTTAGACTTCACTGAACTAGAACTTCTCACAAGAGAAAGAATACAACAAGGATATTGATACATGTATTTCACAAATTTTCCCACTATCGATTATCCGTACTATAACACAGAAGAGCAAAGAATCCTCAAAACTGCTAGAAATGTTACTCTGCGGGTTAAGTTTTCCGATTATCTGAAAACCTATAAGACTAATTTTGACGAATATACGATAAGAGACACCGAAAGACCAGATACTCTAGCTCACAGGCTCTATGACAGACCAGACTTACATTGGATTTTTTATATAGTGAATGATGTGATAAATCCCTACTATTCTTGGCCGTTGAGCAATACCGACTTGCAGTCGTTCATAGATGAAAAGTATCAAGGGAGTAGTTTTTTTGTCCCTGATATATGGAAAGACAAAAATCAGTATTCCATCTTCAATGGTCCCCTATCACAAGTAAATTCATCCACGGTTTTCTCTTCTACCGAAATTAGCGGAAAATTTTTAAACACTCTCAATAAAGGAAATTCGGTAAAGGTTTCTTTGGACGGAGAGTTTTTTGACACAGAAATAATAGCAGTAAACAGTGAATTTTATGAAGTGGTTTTGGAAAGGCAATCTTGGAATCTGAATTCGGGTGGGAATAGATATTTTTACTACGAATTCGACTACTACGGAGTGGTGAAATGTGTGAGAATCCCAATAACTAGAATCATAAACTACAGAAGATACGCACCATATGAATTTAAATACAACGACGAATATAGGGATCCTAGAATGATATTTTCGGAGGGACTGGTTTCTTATGAAGAAGATCCATATAACTTCTTCATATTCCCCCCAACTACTGATAATTTAGCAAATGGAAACTTTGTCAATCCTCTTGAGACCAATAGAAGTTTTGCGGATGTTTTTGCAATCGCAGACGACGACGGGGAATATATGAACAGTTCCTATTATACCACAAACGAAGAGCACGAACTGGAATTGAATGAATCCAAGAGAAGAATACTGGTCCCAAAACCGCAGGTAGTCGAAGAAATCCTAAAACAAATAAAAGAAATATTCAGGGGTTAAAATAGAATGTCCTCAAATATTTTAAAAGATAGAATATCAGTTGGTAGTGAAATAAATCTACTTAAGTTGGAGATAATCAATCATTCCGGTGTTCGAATCGATGCTAGCAAATTATTCATAGAATTAGAAATTTACGAAAGTATGTTTTCGAACACACTTACAGGATCTCTAATGATATTGGATCAAAACAATTTTGTGAGCAATATCCCCCTGATCGGAAAGGAAACAATAGAAATAATCTTCAAAACTCCTTCCTCCGAAGAAATAGTAAAAACCTTTTATGTTCATGAAATAGCCATGAACGAAAGAATTCCAGGAAAAAACGAAACTTTCTTGGTTTTGAAATTTGCATCTAAACAATATTTCTTGGATTATTCGACAAAAATATCAAAAGCATACTCAGCAAAAAAGATATCCGAAATTGCAAGATTGATATTTGACGATTTCTTGAAAACGGATAAAAACGAAAGTATTGTAGTAATAGAAGACACCAATAGCGAAACGAATATCGTGATACCAAATTGGACACCATTTCAAGCATTAAATTGGCTTGCTAGTAAGACTTCGTACGAAGAAAATTGTGACTATGTATTTTTTGAGGGAATGGGTTGTTTTTATTTTGTTCCCCTTTCTCTTTTGAAGTTACAACAACCAACCACTACTTTTGAATATACCCCATCACAAAAGAACAATTTCTCTTTCCCAGACATCAACACCCAACTGAGAAGAATGGAATCATACACAGAACTTTCTGATGGGTACAAAAAAAGTGAGATGGAAATGCAGGGAGTTTTCTCTTCTATCATGGGGATTTTTGATTCCACATACAAAAATTTAGAATACAAATTCTTTTCATACGTTGAAGATTTCGACAACACCAAAGCAATACACGAAAATCCCATAGCACCAGTTTCCTATCTGATAACACAAAAACCAACCAACAAGATGTTTATAAGAAGCAATAGTAAATTTTTATTTGATGACACACCAGAACAAATTATTCAGCAGAAAACACAAAAAAGAAATTCACAGATAGCTCGTATGCACGACAAAATTTTAAAAATTGATATTCAGGGAGACTCGCGGAGAAGAGTCGGGGAAATAGTAGAAGTGATGATCCCCTCCACAGAATTTCTCCCCCTGAAAAAAGGAGAGTCCGTAAATGATCCTAATTTATCAGGAAAATATTTGGTGACATCAATCGGACATCACATAGTTAGGCAGGATGGTTACTACATGGGATTGGAAATGATGAAGGATTCTTACATCAATCAAATTCCCGACCAAGTGAAAGTCGGAGGTGGATGATTATGAAATCGATTGATACCGTAAATAACACCTTTTTTTGGTGGTATGGGTTTGTCGAAGATGTGAACGATCCCCTGAAGATTGGTCGTTGTCGAGTGAGAATAGTGGGTCTACACACCCCAAACAAAACAGAGATTCCAACTGAAAGTCTTCCGTGGGCACATCCCATGATGCCCTATCATAGTGCAAGTTCAAGTGGAGTTGGCATATCGCCAACTGGAATATTGCCCGGAACTTGGGTGTTGGGTTTCTTCAAGGATGGAGACAGTTGTCAACAACCAATGATATTGGGAACTTTTGGTGGAATAAACACTCTTGGGGACATATCTTCTAAAAATCCTTCTGTCGGATTCAACGATCCGAATGAAGTTTTTCCAAAAGACTCTTATCTCAATGAACCAGACACCAATAAGTTAGCTAGAAATGAAGACATAGAAAATACTATAGTACAAAAAAAGAAAGAAGATGTTGATGACTGCAACCCAACTGCTTTGGGTGGAAGTTGGTCTGAACCTGAAACTCCGTATAATGCAGCCTACCCAAAAAATCATGTTCAAGAATCGGAATCGGGTCATGTGTTTGAAGTAGACGACACTCCAGGCTCGGAAAGAATTCACAGATACCACAAATCGGGGACATTCGAGGAAATACACCCCGATGGTTCTGTCGTTCACAAGATAATAGGAGACGATTTTCTGATAGTCAGAAAAAACAACCATGTTTCTGTTTATGGAAATTTGACTGTGAATGTGGGAGACACAATCAAAATATATTCAGGAAAAAATCTAGACATCCAAGTAGGTGGTGACGCAAGAATACACGTTGCTGGTGACACCACAATGCAAACAGATGGAAATTTTCTCCACAGTATAAAGGGAACTGCACAAATAATAAGTGGTGGGAACATGATTCTTTCTGCTCCAAAAATAGACCTCAATCCACCAGGGATTTCTCCAACTTCCAATAATCCAGGATTCAAATTGAACAAGTCTTGTGCCGAAACAGAACAAACGACTAAAAAAATAATTCTCGAATTTGAAGATGGAACAGTATTGGAATGTGAAGAAACACGACAACTTAAAACTCAAAATGGGTGGAAACAAGCTAAAGACTTGACAGAAGAAGATATAGTTGAAAATCTAGATCCTTTAAGACCCGAACCAATACCGATTTCTGAAGAAGAAATTGCTCAGATGGATCAATCTTTAGCTTCTCAAGGTTTTTCGTTGCAACAGAGAAATCAACTAATAAATAATTTCACAGCTTCTGGAGCAGGACAAGCAGAAATAACCAACACTGTCAATGGTCTTATTTCAGTTGGTTTTAGTACACAACAAATAACTTCTCTGTCAAATGACTTTTCTTCGATGGGATTTAGTGCTTTGGAAATAGGAGTTTACACAAATACACTTACAAATTTGGGACTCGACCAAACGCAAGTAACCGGATTTGTCAATGTTTTAGGTAGTTCGGGATTGGGTCAGGTTAGTGTAGGAGCAATATTCAATACCATGTCAACTGGTGGATTTACGAATGAACAAATAAGTTCTTTTGTTGGTCAGATAAACATTCAAGGTGTGGCAAATATATCTCAAATTGCTTCAGAATATAACATGGAAGCAGAGGCCTTTGATGAAGCTCAGGTGATTTTGGATGAAAAGAGTAATGCTTCAAATCCGATTAACTCTTCTTTGGGAAATGTTGTTAGTAGAAAACAATGAAAATAAACAAAAAAACAACTGTACCCACACCACAACAAGTATTCACCAAAATATCTGGTAATACCACCAGGCCTTATGAAATCATAGGGACTGGCGCTATTCCACTTACTTCCTCGGATTTCGTTCCAGCTATAACCCCCACGACCATAACTCCAGATGTTGAAGTTGTAGCAGGACCGACTGGTCCAATAGGATTTCAAGGATTTCAAGGTCCGGCAGGGTCGGGCGACGGTTCGGGAAGTGGAGTCACCGGACCAACTGGTGTTCAAGGATTTCAAGGTCCGACAGGTCCAGCTGGTTCAGTCGGTCCTCCTGGTCCCGCCGGTGTTCCTGGTTCTATTGGAAATCAGGGTTATCAAGGATTTCAAGGATATCAAGGCTATCAGGGATTTCAAGGAACAGGAGACACTGGACCAACTGGTGTTCAAGGCGCTACTGGTCCAGGAATATTCGAAGCTACTTATGTCACTGGAACTAGTATATCAAATAGTATAAATTATAATACAATAGGAACTGTCACTGGAACTGGAAGAAAATTTCCTGTTCTATTAGACGATGGTTCATTGACTTTCGATTATATCAAAACAACAGACTTGTTTAACACGTTCACTGTTTCCTCTTTTGTTTTGAGTGGAGCTGCATCGGTTTTGATTGCCCCTTCCGGTTCACTGTCTTTGACAGGGAGAACATTCACAGCTTCCTACACTCCAGTTATATTGAATGTTGTTGCTGCTTCTATAAGTGTGGATACCACCAACACTGGATACCCCCTTTCCCTTTCTTCTCCGTATATATCTATCTCTGCAAATGGCACTTCCATTGATTATCCAGCTTCAAAAAATACTACAATAACATTCACCATAACTGCAACAGCTTCAGATGGTTCTTCTGATACAGCGACCGACACAATATCATTTAGACAGTATAATTATTGGGGTGTCACTGCAAATTCAGGCATAACAGTGGGCGACTTGATTAATCTCGCCGATAATTTTGGAAGCAAAGAACTACTAACTTCTAGAGTAAAAACTTTCTCTATAAATGCTTCTTCCGGTGAATACATATATTACGCATATCCACAAGATTATGGAGAAGCTACTTTCACCGTGGGTGGATTTGCTGGGGGTTTTGCTGAAGTTGCTGGTTCCGGCGAAACACATGCGAACGCAAATAATTATTTGGAAAAATACAGAATATATAGATCAGACGAAACTGGTTTGGGAAGCACAACGGTTGTCGTGAGTTAGGAAAAAGTGGAAAAAGTAAATGTCAATAACAGTAATTAGTACAGTAAAACAACAAAATCGGAGTAACACCATTGATACTCCTGATTTCTTTTTCCTATTAGATTCATCTGATATCAATTTTAAAGTTCAGGGAATTCAAGAGGATGCATCATTAGATCCTGGAACCACAAACGATTATCGTTATATCTTGAGAGATGTCAGCAATCTTCATCCAAATTTTACAGGAAATACTTCTGACTGGGGTGACAACGATATAGTTCGTTACAACGGCACCTCCTACGAAATTTTATTAGATGCATCCAATAAACAAAGTGGAGTGATAGTATTCAACGAAGGAGATTCCAAGTTTTATGGGTTTGATGGGAGTCAGTGGTTAGAACTAGGAGTGGGATCTGGCGGAACTGGTTCCCAGGGCTTCCAAGGAGTCACTGGTCCTGCTGGTTCAGGAAAGTATTTTATAGGACCAACTGCACCACAAGAATCAGATGGAGTGACTTCAGGCTCCAAATGGTTCAACACTAATGTCGGTGGTGAGTTCACTTGGATTGTCGATGATGATAGTTCCCAATGGGTCATGGTCAACGTCTTCAGTGCCACTGGACCACAGGGACCACTTGGTGGTGGAACTGGAAATCAAGGATTTCAGGGTTTCCAAGGATTCCAAGGCAATCAGGGATTCCAAGGCAATCAGGGATTCCAAGGCAATCAGGGATTCCAAGGCAATCAGGGATTCCAAGGCAATCAGGGATTCCAAGGCTTTCAGGGCAATCAAGGAATCATGGGAGCAACAGGCTTCCAAGGCTTCCAAGGCTTCCAAGGTCTTCAAGGTCTTCAAGGTTTCCAAGGTCTTCAAGGATTCCAAGGTCTTCAAGGATTCCAAGGTCTTCAAGGCTTTCAAGGAAATCAAGGACTTCAAGGAGTCACTGGTCCTGCTGGTTCAGGAAAATATTTCATAGGACCAACTGCACCACAAGAATCAGATGGAGTTACAGCTGGATCCAAATGGTTCAACACGAATGTTGGTGGTGAATTCACTTGGATTGTTGATGATGATAGTTCTCAGTGGGTCATGGTCAACGTCTTCAGTGCAACTGGACCACAGGGACCAGCTGGTGCTGGGGAAGGATCAACTGGTTTCCAAGGTTTCCAAGGTTTTCAAGGGTTTCAGGGTTTACAGGGCCCAACTGGAAACGGGTTGTTCGATACTAATTATGCAACAGGAACAGAAAAAACAAATACAATAAATTATTCCACTCTAGGAACTGTCACAGGGTCTGCTAGAAAAATACCAATTTTATTAAACGATGGTTCTTTAACTTTTGATTACATGAGAACTTCAGATTTGGTTCCTCTTTTCACTGTTTCTACCTTCAAATTTGATAATACTTCGGGGGGAAAAGATTACCTAATCGGAACAGGAACCTTTGACGTTGGGGGAAAAAATGTTCAATTCACATTTGTTCCTGAAGATTCTCCTATAGACAATTCTGTCGTTAACTTAGTAACTTCATTGGGAAGCAGTGGATTTCCTTTCGACATGAGTGGAGCAACAGACACCAATTTCCCAAGTGGCGCGGGAATATCTTACCCAACTTCTTTCAGTAACGGAATTGCCACTGCAACTATAAGACTTTCTGTCACTTCAGGTAGTTCAAACGATACCGCAGATTTTGACATAAGATTTAAACAATATAATTATTATGGTGTCACGGCATCTTCGTCAGTGAATGGAGAAGATTTGGATTTATTCACTGGTTATCTAGACAACAATTATGCAACGAGTTTCACAGTAAGTCCATCGGAAGGACAATACATATTTTTTGCTTTTCCGAAAAGATATGAAGATAGTGCCGGATCTCCCGACTTTTTCTTCGGTACAAATGTGGTTGAATTTAACGCTGTTCATGATTTTGGCGGTTCAACACACACGAACGCAAACAATTATGTGGAAAAATACCACATATACAGAAGTACACAAACTGGTCTGGGAGCGGGGACCACGATAACAGTCAGTTAATCAAAATAAATAAGAAATATGGCAACAATATTAATCGATATTTTAAAGCAAAAGAATAGAAATAACACCATAACTACGGGTGATTTCTTTCATGTTGTCGATTCCTCGGATATTGATTTTCGAATTCAGGGAATTCAAGAGGACGGAACATTTGATCCCGGAACAACTGATGGGTATCGTTACATTGTAAGAAATGTCGGTGATTTGCATTCTGGTTTTACTGGAAACACATCTGATTGGGGAAACAATGATATTTTGTGGTTCAATGGAGCTTCCGCACAGTATCAAGTTTTTCTAGATGCTTCAAATCCAGAAAATAAACAAGCTGGAACCATTGTATTTAATGAAGGCGATTCCAAATTTTATGGGTTCAACGGCAATTCTTGGGAGGAATTGGGAGTTGGATCGGGGGGAACCGGACTTCAAGGCTTCCAAGGATTTCAGGGGTTCCAAGGATTCCAAGGCTTCCAAGGAAATCAAGGAAGACAAGGAATCACAGGACCAACTGGTGTTCAAGGATTCCAAGGTTTCCAAGGAGTCACTGGTCCTGCTGGTTCAGGAAAATATTTCATAGGACCAACTGCACCACAAGAATCAGACGGAGTCACAGCTGGTTCCAAATGGTTCAACACGAATGTCGGTGGTGAGTTCACTTGGATTGTTGATGATGATAGTTCTCAGTGGGTCATGGTCAACGTCTTCAGTGCAACTGGGCCACAGGGACCAGCTGGTGCTGGGGAAGGATCGACTGGTTTCCAAGGTTTTCAGGGACTTCAAGGCTTCCAAGGCTTCCAAGGCTTCCAAGGAAATCAAGGAAGACAAGGAATAACAGGACCAACAGGATTTCAAGGCTTCCAAGGCAATCAAGGAAACCAAGGAATCACAGGACCAACTGGTGTTCAAGGCTTCCAAGGCAATCAAGGAAACCAAGGAATCACAGGACCAACTGGTGTTCAAGGCTTCCAAGGCAATCAAGGAAACCAAGGAATCACAGGACCAACTGGTGTTCAAGGATTTCAAGGCATTCAAGGAAATACAGGTCCAGAAGGTCCAGCAGTTTGGCCATTTGTAGCCACTAGAAATTTAGATGGATCAAATCAATTTATTTCATTATACACCACGAATCTTATAACATTTGCTGAGGGTTATGGAATAGCAATTGGTGGGACTTTTGAAGGCGGGGGAACTGCCGCTAAGATAACAATATCAAAAAATGATTATTTTATAGGTTCTGAGCCCCCTGTTACTGGAGTCACAGCTGGTTCCAAATGGTTCAACACAAATGTCGGTGGTGAGTTCACTTGGATTGTTGATGATGATAGTTCTCAATGGGTCATGGTCAACGTCTTCAGTGCAACTGGGCCACAGGGACCACTTGGTGGTGGAACTGGAAATCAAGGATTTCAGGGATTTCAGGGCAATCAGGGAAGTCAAGGAATTACAGGACCGACTGGTACTCAAGGCTTCCAAGGTTTCCAAGGACTTCAAGGTTTCCAAGGATTCCAAGGACTTCAAGGCCTCCAAGGATTCCAAGGAGTTCAAGGACCATCGTCTAGTTTCTTCTTCTACTTAGATGAAGATGGTCAAACCTTAATAGTAGAAATAAACAATCAACCAGGGGTCGAAATTGGAAACGTAAAGGGACCAACTGGTGTTCAGGGATTTCAGGGGTTCCAAGGCTTCCAAGGCAATCAAGGAAGACAAGGAATCACAGGACCAACTGGTGTTCAAGGCTTCCAAGGATTTCAAGGGTTCCAAGGTTTCCAAGGAGTCACTGGTCCTGCTGGTTCAGGAAAGTATTTTATAGGACCAACTGCACCACAAGAATCAGATGGAGTGACTTCAGGCTCCAAATGGTTCAACACTAATGTCGGTGGTGAGTTCACTTGGATTGTTGATGATGATAGTTCCCAATGGGTCATGGTCAATGTGTTTAGTGCTACAGGGCCACAGGGACCACTTGGTGGTGGAACTGGAAATCAAGGATTTCAGGGATTTCAGGGTTTCCAAGGAAACACTGGTCCCAAGGGAGAAACAGGGGATGGTCTGTTTGATAGAACTTATGAAACAAACACCATAACAGGAAACTCTATAAATTACACTGCGATTGGATCTGTCAGTGGATCAGGAAGAAAAATACCACTTTTATTAAACGATGGTTCTTTGACTTTTGATTACCTTAGAACCACAGACATATTTGATCAATTTAAGGTATCAACATTTTTATACGATGGAAGTACACAACAAATACTAGAAATAGGAAGTGGTTCCTATACTCTAACAGACAGTTTTTCGGCGACATATTCGCCAAGTATCACACAAGTAAATTATGCCTCAATAAGCATATCAGGAGTCAGCTCAGAAGATTTTCCAGTTGAATTGTCAAGTCCATACACCAGTTTGAATGCAAATGGATTGACTTTTGCATATCCAGCTTCAGCAAACCCAACAGCGACCGTGACATTCACTTTATCCAGCACAGCATCTTCAGGTGTTGAAGAAACGGCAACAAAGTCACTAAATTTTCTGTTTAGAAGGCCTAATTATTATGGAGTAGATTCCAGTCCTTCGTTGGGCGCTGTTGGCCTGACTTCTCTTTCTAAAGTTTTGGACACCAATTTGTCACATTCCTTTGAAGTGGATGCTAGTGACCAATACATTTATTATGCTTACCCATCAACTTACACAGGAACACCTACCTTCAAGGTAAATGGGTTTGGAGGAGGGTTCATAAATATAGCATCAGAAGCATCACACACCAACGAGTTTGGCTATATTACCAATTATGAAATATATAGATCATCAAATAAATTCACAGCTTCGAATATTCAGGTTGAAGTAACATGAGTCAATTCATAGAACTAATCAACAAGATTAAACAACTTGGAAGAGAAGCATCATTTAGCAACGAATCATACTTTTCACTGCTAGATTCTTCGGATATAAATTTTAAAGTAAATGGCATACAAACGGATGATCTACTTGTTCCAGTGACGGGATCTACTAGCAGTAGTTATATAATTCAAAATCTTTCTTCAATAGACTCGGGATTCGGTTCTACTGCTGGTTGGGGAGTAAACGACATTGTCAATTACGATATTGTTGACAATCAATTTAAAATACTTCTTGATGCTTCGGAGGAATATCAAAGAGGAACCATAGTATTCAATCTAGATGATTCTAAATTTTATGGATTCACTGGATCTTCTTGGGTGGAAATTACAACTGGAGTTGGATCACAGGGCTTTCAAGGCTTCCAAGGCTTCCAAGGCTTCCAAGGCAATCAAGGAAGACAAGGACCAACTGGACCAATTGGACTTCCAGGAACTCCAGGAGTAGCAGGAAAAGATGGTGGGACTGGTCCACAGGGATTCCAAGGATTCCAAGGCTTCCAAGGCAACCAAGGAAGACAAGGAATCACGGGACCAACCGGCACCCAAGGCTTCCAAGGAAATCAAGGTCTTCAAGGAGTCACTGGTCCTGCTGGTTCAGGAAAGTATTTCATAGGGCCAACTGCACCACAAGAATCAGACGGAGTCACTTCAGGCTCCAAATGGTTCAACACGAATGTTGGTGGTGAGTTCACTTGGATTGTTGATGATGATAGTTCTCAGTGGGTCATGGTGAATGTTTTCAGTGCCACTGGACCACAGGGACCACTTGGTGGTGGAACTGGAAATCAAGGATTTCAGGGATTCCAAGGCTTCCAAGGAAATCAAGGAAGACAAGGAATTACAGGACCAACTGGTGTTCAAGGCTTCCAAGGCTTCCAAGGCTTCCAAGGATTCCAAGGCTTACAAGGATTCCAAGGCAATCAAGGAAGACAAGGACCAACTGGACCAACTGGACCAATTGGACTTCCAGGAACTCCAGGAGTAGCAGGAAAAGATGGTGGGACTGGTCCACAGGGATTCCAAGGCTTCCAAGGAAATCAAGGAAGACAAGGAATTACAGGACCAACTGGTGTTCAAGGCTTCCAAGGCTTCCAAGGATTCCAAGGATTCCAAGGATTCCAAGGATTCCAAGGCTTACAAGGTTTCCAAGGCAATCAAGGAAGACAAGGACCAACTGGACCAATTGGACTTCCAGGAACTCCAGGAGTAGCAGGAAAAGACGGCGGGACTGGTCCACAGGGATTCCAAGGCTTCCAAGGTTTCCAAGGTTTCCAAGGTCTTCAAGGATTCCAAGGTCTTCAAGGCTTCCAAGGCTTCCAAGGATTTCAAGGGTTCCAAGGTTTCCAAGGAGTCACTGGTCCTGCTGGTTCAGGAAAGTATTTCATAGGGCCAACTGCACCACAAGAATCAGATGGAGTGACTTCAGGCTCCAAATGGTTCAATACAAATGTTGGTGGTGAATTCACTTGGATTGTTGATGACGATAGTTCTCAATGGGTTATGGTCAATGTGTTTAGTGCTACAGGGCCTCAGGGGCCTCAGGGGCCAATTGGAAAATCAATAAGTACCGCAGAAACAACAACTGAAGCTCTAGCACAACTCCAAGGTGGTGAATTTGGAGTATCAATTGTAAAGGGGTCGTGGGATGTCTATGAATTGGATGGATCAGGAACCACTCTCTCATATCAAGGGAATATAAAGGGTGGAACAGGTAGTGAAGGAGCAAGAGGATCACAAACCATAGCAGTTAAATCGAGTAGTTTGCCAAATCCATCACTCGACACCACTGTAAAAGTAGGTGATATTTTCATAACCACAGACACAGATCAGTTATATGTTTATAGAGGAGGAGGCTCCTTGACTCCGGAATCAAGTGTTAAGGGATCAACTGGACCAACTGGTGCTCAAGGCTTCCAAGGGAATCAAGGAAGACAAGGAATCACTGGACCAGCTGGTGTTCAAGGCTTCCAAGGGAATCAAGGAAGACAAGGAATCACTGGACCAGCTGGTGTTCAAGGTTTCCAAGGGAATCAAGGAAGACAAGGAATCACTGGACCAACGGGTGTTCAAGGTTTCCAAGGTTTCCAAGGTCTTCAAGGATTACAAGGAGCTCAAGGACCATCATCTAGTTTCTTCTTCTACTTGGATGAAGATGGCGAAACTTTAATAGTAGAAATAAACAATCAACAGGGGGTCGAAATTGGAAACGTAAAGGGACCAACTGGTGTTCAAGGCTTCCAAGGATTCCAAGGTAATCAAGGAAGACAAGGAATCACAGGACCAACTGGTGTTCAAGGTTTCCAAGGCAACCAAGGAAGACAAGGAGTCACGGGACCAACTGGTGTTCAAGGTTTCCAAGGCAATCAAGGAAGACAAGGACCAACTGGGCCAATTGGACTCCCAGGAACTCCAGGAGTAGCAGGAAAAGATGGCGGGACTGGTCCACAGGGATTCCAAGGATTCCAAGGCTTCCAAGGCAACCAAGGAAGACAAGGAATCACAGGACCAACAGGATTCATAGACACACCAGAAGATGTAACCACGTTATCTTCGGGGAAAATCAGACTGTCTTCAATGTTTGCATATAGTTCAAGTGTTGCATTGGGTAGCACCGCTTCTGACCCCCCGACAGACTATTATTATAATTCAGATATACAATATGATCAAATAAACCAAATACCGTTCTTCTTAAGATTCGAAGAGAAAATGTATGACAACGGAAGTCCCACTGGTTCGACTTCTTATCAAATAAACACAACAAATGGAACTCTTCAGTTCTTGGATTTGTCAAATGCAACCACAGGAACAGCTAAATATTTTAGTTTCAGTGGTACTCCAAGTGAAGTAAGTTCAGGAAATTCCATATCATTCATACTCATAACTTTAGGTGGTTCCGATCTTACACTAAACTGGCCATCAAACGTGAAATGGGAAAAGGATTTGGGTGCTCCCACTTTAGGAGGAACAGGAACAATGACAATAATCCCATTCACATATTTGATAGGAAGTTCTTTCTCATACCCATCGGGAATAACCGGGTGGTTAGGTGGTGCAGATCTCAAGTACGACTTGTGATAAATAAGAAATAGAAAAGAGGAATAAAAATGCCTATAGATTTTCCAATAGATCCCGGATTAACACCAACCTATCAATACACCTATAATGGAATAACCCAAAATTGGACTTGGGACAATGGCGCTAGTGCTTGGATTTCTCAAGGATTTACGATAACATCTGGTGCAGAGGGAGCAGCCGGAGATCGAGGCTTTCAAGGGTTCCAAGGCGCCCAAGGATTTCAGGGAAATCAAGGCAGACAAGGGCCTGCGAATGCATTGGAAGTTCAAGTAAACTCCACTTCCTTCCCCGACACAACTCTTCTTGGATTCACTTCTTCTGATGGTTCTATTTCCCTATCTGTTGTAGGACTTGGTGGAGAGGGCGAAGTAAGAATAAACATCACAGGAGGAGCCGGTGGAGGCGCCAATCCCGAAGGGCCAGAAGGCTCAATTCAATTCGCCGATTCTTCATCCCTCTCGGGGATTGCAGAAGCAAGAATAGTCACAGTAAACAACATAAACAACCAAAGAGGATTCAGTGGCAACTTTGTTTACTATACAGAAAGTACCACGGGTAACAGTGCTGTCATATCGGATAACACAACCATATCAGTTCCATTTGGAACAAGAAACATCTATGTGGTAGACAACATTGCTTTGGGATCAAACAAGACATTGACGTTTGGTGGTTTTACCGGATCAAGAACTGGAGCAAGCATGACTTTGGTTCTTGGTTATACGGGAGAAAGCACAAGCACCATAGTATTCCCAGGAAACCAAGGAATCTATTGGGCAGAGGGACCATTCGGAGTGACCACAGGATCGGATGCGAAGATATATCCCAGAACTTCTCCGAAGAAGTTTGACATTTTATATTTCTTTGCAGACGGAACAAGAATCTACGGCAACGCACAAAAAGACTTCAAGACAAGTAGGTGATATATGTATTTTGGAAATTCTAGAGTAACGATCAGAAAATCTGCAAACTGTGATTTCTATGGAATCACCGACAAGTCGTTTGTTGTTTCATTCATCAATGGGTGGGTGAAAGACGATGTGTTTTTTGCATATGCAAAAAGTTGTTTAGGCTTTGAGGGGTGGCAATCAATAGTTGACCTCAATTATATTTGCCTAAATAATGAATTTTGCTCTGGTCTTTCTGCGCCAGATGAAGCAACTCCCACTGTTGGTGTTGCATGTGATGAAATAGTTGGTAGTTTAACAGGCAGCGATGTTTATATAATAGAAAATTCCTTTGACAACATTGGAATAGTCCCGACGATAAGTCCTTTCTGCACACTCGACGCAAATTGGCACGAAAACGATTGCCAGTGTCCACAGGGTTACACCAAATCCGAAGAAAGTTATGGAGAAACTTGTTTTAAGATTTTTCCAATAGAAACCATAGGACTGAATTTCACAGATGAAATAGATCCGTGTAAATTTTTATTCATCTCGAAACAAATTGGCGAACAGATAGAATATCAAAACACTACTGTTAGTGTTTACTACAAAACATACAACGAAAGTGGAACTGAAGTGTGCAACGTGGCGACTTTTCAGGTTCAACCCGACCCATGTTCTGACATCGGAGTGAGTTGTTGGCCACCACCCTTCCCCGAATTCCCCCTGATACCAACTCCAGATGGAGATTTAGTTGGTCCATGTGAGTATTGCGAGGAATATGGAGATTCTGGGGGTGATGTTTGTTATTTTGAAGGACTTGCAATTGCTAGTAGCACATGTGAATGTCCATATACTCTCACTTGCTATAGTGAAGATTGGGCAGAAGGTTCCTCCGGTAATTGCTTCTTTGCTCCTGGCATAACAACAACAGAACCTTGCATCAATGGTTCATGGAACGGTGCTAGTTGTGCAGACGGATACAATGACGTTTGTGCTTCTACTGATTGTGTAGACAAGATATGCAAGGAATTGGACTGGTTCATTCAGAATTATGGAAGATATTACAATGACTCATTTAGAGGATATTCTAGTTTTGTTTCCACCATTGGTGGACAAGACGAATCCTTTACTGGGCCCGCTGAAGAATGGTACGTTTCTTGTGGCCCAACTGGTGTGAGTGCGATTTATGAAATAGGAGATATAATAAACGTAACATTTGGGGAAAATGCGTCCACTAGAAATTGGTCAAATGTGGTTGGAATATTAAATTACTTTACGAGAGATTACGGAGTAAATACAGGCAAAATATATGATCACAATTTGGGGACTACTACTATAGATTATTCAATTATAGGTGGAACTTCTTGTGGTTGGTTTTATCCAATGAATCTATGCTGTCCGCCCGTCCCAGAAGGAGCTTTCGACTACGATTGTCCGATGTGTGGACCTTCAGGATTCACAACACACTCACCAGTGGAAACAAGTTGTTGTTGTGCTAAAAACATGATACCGATTGTCTTTGGATTAAACAACCAAACGGGCTTTGATTCAGCTGCAACGGGAATATCTTCTATAGGCATACAACCATCATTCCAAACCAAAGGATAATTAAATTATGACTGAACTTTTATCTATATTATGGTCTTTGCTCATATTGTTCCTTTGGTTTGAAACAAACGTGTTCTACGAGTATCTTCATAGAATTCCAATCTTGTCAAAGATTCTAGGTTTTCAAGATTACGACAAGAACAAGGAATACTATGGACACTGTTCATATCAAGAATTCCTTCCGATACAATACAACAACTTCCTAGTCAAGTTGATTTCCTGTCCATATTGCCTAGGATTTTGGACTTCACTTGGGACCACGTTTGCTTTCTCGCAATGGCAATTCTTCCCTCTAGTTTATTTTGGTTCTCTACTTTCTTATTTTGGAATCAAAAAAACTTTTGACTACATAAATAATTCAGAATGAGGAGACGACAAAATGAGTGAAGAACAGAATGAATTGATGTTCAAAAACGAAACAGAATTTTTCAACCACATCATGGTGTATCAGGACTCCATGAAACCCTCCGATGTTGGACTCGCTGGGAACATAGTCTTGATCGGATACAAATTATTGGAAGAGCAATGCCCTTCTTGCCGTCAAGCAATGGCACAACAATTGAGAGTGTTGTACACCAACTTGCCAAAATACTACAAAAACCACCCCGAAAAGAAAAACGCATTCTTTAAGTTCTTGGAACAAAACATCACTCTCATAAAAATATACCACGGGGACAGTGAAATAGGGACTATAGAGAGATAAGATGTCTGAGATCATAACTTGCGACTTATATTGGACAAGATCTTTCAATTTAAACAATGCGTCTTTTTTGTCTGGCGTGAATTACGTCGAAATTCCAGTCGGTCCTTACTTGGAAGGACAACAGTTCAACATACCCATAAAAGCAAGTTACGGACCAATTATCCCGTCAGTGCTGGTCGTTTGTCCGCCTAGAATAATCAAATACGAATCTTCCATTGGGGAAAAGGAGAGAAGATTTGGTTTGAATTTCGATAATGATACTGGTGTTCTATCCGGCACGATAAATGACATAGATGGGTACTTATCAACAAGGGATACGTCAGTTCCCTTCAAAGCGGATGGTCCCCTCTCATACTTACCCATCGCAAAAAGACCGAATCCAAGAAGAGTCACCTTTTACTTCAAAGCTTACTTCGAGGACAATCCCGAAGAATTTGTTGATGGAAATTTTTACATGGACATTTCCATCAATTGGGACACCAAGAGAAAATCCCTGATAGTCGGCCCCAAAGCGATCGAAACGGACTTTTTCGTAGAGGGAAGACCAGCCACGAATGAGCAATACTACTCTTATCTCCAAAGTCAAAACTATATTTAAATCTTTATAAATAAAGTATAGATTGTCACTTCGGAGAAGAAGATTCATGCCAGCTATCATAAGAGAAAATGATATTTGTACTGGACATGGTTGTTGGCCCCCAAGACCTGCGATAACTTCTTCAAAAACCGTTTTTTTGAATGGGAGAGGTGTTGTCAGACAAGGTGATAGATACGCAGTCCACTGCAAACCGTGTGGGAGAAATCCAGCTTGTCACGGTTCATTTGTTGCGAGAGGTTCTTCTTCTGTTTTCGTGGACGGAATACCAGCTGCGAGAGTCGGAGACCCGATTGCCTGCGGTTCACTATGCTCCACTGGAAGTCTAGACGTATCTGGAGGAGGTTGATTTGCTAGAACAAAGTTTTGGAGACGGGCGAATAACCCCCTACGAAGTGAATACTTTTTTTGAGTATGGGGTTCTTATAGGAACAGCTGTTGTGTCTGCATTCGCAGCGGCATGGTTAGCACTAAAGAGAAAAAATTTCTTAGATAGACAAAATAAAATAAAAGAACACCTATTAATATTTGATGATAGAGACAGGAATTTTCATATATACGATCGTTTAATGTATCTTAGAATTAAATCGTCTGCGGATAGAGTTCGATTTTGCCAGTTTCACAACGGAGGAAAATTCTTATCGGGAACTCCGATGAAAAAATTCAGTTCCACCCACGAAACAACATCCAAGGGAGTTTCAAACGAATCTGAAAAACTTCAAAACTGCATGATCACGATATTTCACGACAAGATTATGGCGGTTAAAGAAAACGATCCGAGAGTTAGAAGTGTTTCGGATTTGATGATCGAAAGCAAGAGTAAAAACTTCTATAAATCTACAGAAGTTGAAAAGTTTGCGATTCTTCCGATATACAAAAATGATCTGATCATAGGTTTCATAGAGGTCGAATGGAATGGTGGTTCTGAAATAACGTATGTAAATGATTTCGAATCCATATTCACTTTGGTTCGCTCCCAAATAGAATTTGAAATAAGTAAGGAGAACTGATCTTGGCAACGAACCAAAAATATTCCGACTTGGACTTGGACTTTACTAGAAACCCAATAACCAATGATGTTTCACTGAAATATGATGCCGAAGCAGTAAAGAGATCCATGAGGAATTTATTACTGACGGGGAGGAATGAAAGATTATTTCAACCCGAAATAGAAGCGGGAATCAGAAATCTTCTTTTTGAAAACTTTGGTTCAATTCAATTGGTGACATTGGCAAATAGAATAGAGGAACTTTTGGTAAACAACGAACCGAGACTTCACGAAATATCAGTTGAAGTTGTAAACCAAGAAGACAACAATAATGTTCGCATTAGAATATACTTCAGAGTAAGAAATCTTCCGATAGTCCAAACACTGGAAGTCGATCTTCAAAGGGTAAGATAACATGGCACTTTCAAACAAAACATTGCAATCGATAGAGAGTCTTGATTTCAATACCATCAAGGAGGACTTGAAAACCTACCTAAGCAATCAAGACATGTTCAAGGATTATGATTTCGAGGGGTCTGGATTATCGATACTTCTTGATGTTCTCGCATATAACACCCATCATATGGGATTTTATGCAAATATGCTCTCAAACGAAGCATTTTTAGACAGTTGTGTTTTGAGAAGTTCCGCCGTTTCACTTTCAAAATCGTTAGGTTACTCACCTAGAAGTAGAAGAGGAGCGGAAATAACAGTTGATGTATTTTTAAATGTACAAAATCCTTCCTTTGAAAGTCAATTCATCACAGATGTAAATTCACAATCAATTAAAATACTTAAAAATGAACTTTTTTCCACTTCTTTTAACGGAAAAACATACTTTTTTTATGCAACGGAAACATATTACTTTTCGTACGAGGGACAAGATTCCAATGGGGATGCTATAGTCGTAGCAAGAAACGTGGTTCTTCGTGAGGGCAAACCAAAGACGGAAACATTCATAGTAAACCAAAGAGAAGATGGACAAAGATTCATCCTGTCGGATCTGAACCTAGACGATAGATCTGTTTTGGTTTACATCAAAAGTTCTATAAACGAGTCTGAAGGTGTCGCCGAACCTTGGCAGAAATCCACAAATATAACCAATAACGACTCTGATTCAAAAATATTCTTTTTGCAGGAAGTGTATGATGGAAAGTTTGAAGTGTACTTTGGTGATGGAGTATTAGGAAGACAGGTGGAAAATGGTAATGTAATATTGGTCACTTATGCTAGTTGTTCGGGGACAGAATGCAACGGAGCAGGAGTCGCGGATAACCCACCATCCTCCCCTTCATTCACCTATCTCAGAAATCAAGCTACCATATATTCACTGAGCAGAGAGGTCAGAGTAAAAAGAAATTCCAACAACAAACCAATTGTCGCGGCCGGTGGCCAAGAAAAAGAATCTAGAAGGTCGATACAATACTATGCACCAAAGGTCTATGAGACACAAGACAGAGCGGTGACACTCAACGATTATATAGCTTTGTTGCAACAAAATTATTCGGGATCTATAAAATCCATACACGCTTGGGGTGGAGAAGACAACGATCCCCCCGAATATGGTAAAATATTTGTCTCGGTAAGACCATTGGTGGGTTTATACCTCACCACCCAAGAAAAATTAAATTTAGAAAACAACATACTCTCTGAAAAAAATGTGGTTACAGTTACTCCACAGATAAAAGACCCCGAATATATTTTTATCACCCCAACCGTAAATTTGAAATATGACCCAAACACCCTGACCATTTCTTCCTCTGAATTGAGGGATGTAGCAATAGAATATGTCAAAGCATTTGGAATAGACAATCTCTCAGCTTTTGAAAAGAATTTCTATTCTGGTCAAATGGTGAGCAACCTATTGGAACTAAACACTTCATTGAAAAGTTGTACAGTGGATGTTTCCTTCTATAAGAAATTCACACCGATTTTCAACAGCAAATTCACATACTCAGTAACCTTTGAGAATGCTTTGGATATTCTCTCGGGAACATACTATGTAAATTCATCGGCTTTCTATACATTTGGCAAGGGAGAAAACTCATCCAATCTTCCATCCGTAAGAGCCTACTTCAGGGACAACGGAAGAGGAAAAATTTCACTATATCAAGAATCTGACGATTCTGTGATAATAGACAGTTATGGAACCGTAGATTACACAACTGGAAAAATAACCATAAAGAGTACAACTTTCTTACTCCCTTCAACCTTGGAGTCCTATGAAATTTCCGTATTTGCAAGGCCTTTGGACGAAGACATATTTTCTAAGAGAAATACAATTTTAGAAATAGATCCCGAAAACGTATCTGTAACAATGACCCCAATAACAACTTCGAGAATTTAATATGAGTCGAAGAGTAAATATCAAAAGTTTGATAAAGAATCAACTCCCAAGCTTTGTGAGGGAGGATCACTCTACTTTTGTTTCTTTCTTGGAAGCTTATTATGAATGGCTGGACTCCAACACGGACAAGATAAGGATTACGAATCAAGTTGATAATATTTTTGATATTGACGAATCATTGGAACTTTTCGTAGAAGACTTTCAAAAAACTTATATCTCTTCGTTCCCTATCTCACTTGCGATAAATCCCCAAACAGGGGAAAAAATAAATCCAAGAAAACTGATAAAAAATATAAGGAGTTTCTACAAAGCAAAGGGAATCGAGAAATCCTACAGGTTTTTATTCAGAATACTATACAATTCCGATATTGAAATTTATTACCCGAAAAACTATATATTGAATCTTTCTGATGGGAGATGGGTATCTGAAAAGAAGATGTATATCAGGCCATCAGGAAAAAATTCCCTGTTGGGTAAAATAATTTCGCAGAGACAAGACGACACAGACACGACATCTCAGCTTTTAGCTCAAGCAAGAGTCACAAATCAAATAAGTTATAGAAAAGGAACAAATGACGTAGTTGAGTTGACACTAGAAGAAATATATGGCACTTTCTCCGTAAATAAAAATGTATACGATTATTTTTCGGGCCAGAATTATGGAGAAATATATTCCGTTTTATCTAGTATAACTATAAACAATCAAGGTACTGGTTATGATGTGAATCAGCGAATAAATTTCAATGAATTATCCACAAGAGTAAACACATATTATCCGGAAGCATATGTCAGTAGAGTTTCACCAGGCTCGGAACAATATATCGGTAGAGTTCTTGAAATATTCATTTCTGATCCAGGACTAAATGTAAACTCAACGAATTGCGGGATATCGGGAACAAATCCAATAAATCAATTTGGTGCTACGGGGGGAACTGGATTTGGTGCTTCTGCGAATTTTGGACCAATATTCAACGCAAATAGTTATTATATAGGAACAAAGGGTCTTCTAAGTTCCGACATGGTAATGCAAGACAACAATAAGTATCAAGCTTATTCATATGTCATAAAATCCGAGTTGAGTTTAAACAAATACAAGGAACTTGTAAAAACTCTTCTTCATCCGGCGGGAACGGAAATATTCGCGGAAACTCTTATAAAGAGGTGTCTACAGGGAAATGGAAACAGTATTGTAAACATCCCAAGAAAAACCACCAAGAGAATAGGAAATTATGCCGCATATACATTCTTGACGTATGACAATTTAGGAAGATGGTTCGAGGGACAATGTTATTCTCCACTCGACCACGACTCGTTGATTATATGTGGGACTGCCGATTGTGCTACTGGAAATCCCATTTCTTCCGAAGTTGCTTTTGCTGCTGGTGCTACTTGTCTGACCGCGGATCTCCCAGCTGGATTCACTCCCGATTATTGGGTTATATACAACCACCCAAATACGACATTGGGGAGATCAACAATCTACATATATGAAAATCAATTAGACGATTTTTATGGCGGATCTGCCCCTGGATCAACACAATCCGATTCGGGGTGGTTGGAATGGAATTTGTCTTTTGATAATGGTGGGACCGCAGGACAACAAATTTCTTGGTTGAATGATATACTAAATAATGAAGAATCGAAGAATTTAGCAGTTTTATTCTACGAAAACGGTGGGTCATCTTTTAGAAAAATATCTATAGGTGACTTCATCAACAGTGATACCTGCACTTACGATTGCAGATATTCGACAGGGTGTCTAGAGGAAGATCTCACTTAGGAATTAAAGCAAATGGCTAGTTGCATAGAATTAACAACAAATCTCAAAAAAGAAGTAGTCGATGCTTTCATGGATTATCTGAAAAATCCATATGAAAATTCTTGGTTTGTTGCTTTTGGAAATCCAATTTCTTGGTCTGTTATAGAGGAAGGCGTTTTGCAATCTGGTTTTGTGTATCCTTCCAATTTAGTCGGAGACGACAACACGGTTCCGTTGCCAAGAGACACAGACGAAGAAAAATACGAATTTTACAGAACTTGCACAGCGATGAAAAAAATAAGCAGAGACGACGTTTCTTTCCTTATTCCTAGAAATGAATGGCAACAAAATAAGACATATTTTCCTTATCGCTACGACCAAAACATGTTTGAAGATCCTTCTAGGATGTTTTATGTTTTCAATAGTGACAATAGGTGCATTTACAAATGCATAGAAAACAATTCTGGCTTATCGGGGGGTGCATTTTCGGCGTCAGGCCCAGCTTCAATAAACAAACCGAGTAGCACGGGTTTGGAGGTTTTTGACACTGGAGATGGGTATAAATGGAAACTCATTTATCAAATAAATTCTTCCGACTTACTCAATTATACCGTTGAGGGGAGAACAGAAGAAGATAGTTATATTCCTGTAAGATACATCGATTTCGAGCCAGATCCATCCGAGACCGAATTACTGAAGCATAAAAGCATACAAGACAACGCAGTTCCTGGTTCAATCAGTTCAATATATTTGAATGAATTGTATAGAGGATTGTATACTTTTGATTCTAGATATTCTGTTGTTGGAACAGATGATGCTATATATCCAATATCCGGCGTTTCTGCCGGTGCAACTTCTATAACAATAGATTATTTTGGTACAAATACCGCAACAAATTCACTCAGGAACATGTTGTTCTATGTCATATCTGGTCCAGGAGACGGACAAACTAGAGTCATAAAATCTAGTTCTAGGACAAAAATTGGAAGTTCACAATATCTCACAATCGAAGTCGATCCATTGGACGAAGGACTCTCCGCATATAGTGCAACAGAATCGAGGAGTGCTATCAACATTCTCCCATCCCTAAAAATATTAGGAGATGGAGAAGCGAGAAGTCCAACTGCATCGGGAAATTCAAATTTAGAAAGTGCTTTGGGACTAGTGACCTTTTCATCGAGTGGTGCAACCGCTTTCTTGACTGGTGTCGATCTGATCGACATAGGGGAAAATTATACTTACGCTAGAGCTTTTTCTCCAAAGGGTCTCACAGCTGTAAACACGGGAGATCCTATTCCAAATGACCTATTCCTCATAAGTCTCTCACCACCGAATGGACACGGAAGCAATGCAGTTTTGGAATTGGGTGCTTCGAAGATACTCATTAAGACTACATTCGAGGGAACGGAAGAAGGAAGAATAGAAGCAGTAAATGATTTCAGACAAATAGCACTGATAAAAAACCCCTCCTTGAGAGACAGAATAGCTTTGGTGAGAACAATCGACGGAGTTGGTTCAGGAATATCTGCCGGTGATTCGGTCACACTCACTGGTTCTTCCGCAACTTTGGATGGAACTGTTCTTCGTTCTACTGCATTTGACGACAACCCAGGATATGAGTATCTCGTAAATGGATTGTCGGGTTCAATCGGGGATTTTGATTATATTTCTGGAGTTGCTATAGATCCAAATGACGGATTTGAATTGATAGATATCGCAGGATTGGAAAACAAAGAAACTGTTGTTTTGGAAGCAACTACAACAGTGAGTTCTGTGGAATCTAGAGACATAGTAGTGGGAGTGGGAAATAAATCAATTGGATTGAGACCCTCCTACGCTTCGGGTAAAGTGATTCGCGTAGATGCAAGTGATGTGTATGTCAGTCCGATTCGTGGAAACTTTAAAGAAAACGAAATCGTCTATGCAATGGATAGAGACGGAACATATTCTTCAAGTTTCACTGTTCAAGACATAAGAGTCCCCACATATCAAAATTTCAGAGATTCATATTCTATGGTGACGGAACTCACTCTTCAATCACAGGCAAACGAATTGTTTGAAAGTTTCACCTTTCAACAGGATCAATTAATATATGCCTTCGAAGACGATACCGTATCAAAAATAACGAGTAGTACCGAATATAAATCTAATGCTTTTTGTTTTGATTGGGAAGCAAACTTGGGGCCCGTATTGTCACTTCCTGGAGATCCCGCTTACAATACAGGAACTTTAAAATTAGTTGGTGCCAGACCAGATAAATTTGAAGTGGGTGACTACATCTTGTATTACAAGAAATCGGGAATACCACTGTACGCTCAGATAAATAGTATAACAAAACCAGAAATTTCTTATGGTTCTGGAGAAGTTCTTTACGTTCAAAATTTCCCTGGTATAGAAAGAAATTATCAAACCGATGAAGAAATAAATCTAATCGTCGGAATTTAGGAGTAAAAGATGCCGTCATATGATCCAGACTTTTTCAATATAGATCCTTATTATGACGATTTTGATGAAAACAAAAGATTCCTGAAACTTCTTTTCAGGCCTGGATATGCACTTCAAGCAAGAGAATTGACTCAGTTGCAGTCTATTCTACAGAACCAAATCGAAAGATTTGGAAATTTTATTCTTGACGACGGCAGTATGGTTTTTGGTGGTCAAATCACAGAAATACCAACCAAGGTAGTAACACTAACGAATCTCTCCGGTGGCGGTGGAATCGTAGTTGGTGAACTGGAAGATAAGGTTATCGGTTTGAGTCTTGTTGGGGGTGAAACTTCCTACGCGAAAATTATAACAGGAATCAAAAATCCCATCACTGATGAGGACGTTATCTACTATCAATTCATCTCGGGAGAAAGTGTTACGGGTGCGTTTTCCATACAAGGATCAAATGATGGAATAACATTCACTGCAAGTGCTTCTGGAGATATTTCCGATGGTTTAGTGATGTTTGTTGATAGTGGAATAAGATATACCAATGGATACTTTGTTTCTCACGCAGCACAAAGACTTGGAGTCTACGAGAGTGATGGATCCAATGTGGATTTTGAAACCCCAAACAGTAGTGTTGGTTTTAATATAAACAAATCAATTGTCACATCAGAACAAGATTCGACACTCAAAGATCCTGCATCTGGATTTTTCAACTTCAATGCAGCTGGATCGGATAGATTCAAGATAGAACTTGAAATAGCACAAAGATCTCTTACTGCATCCATCGACACTGCGGCCGCCGACCCATTTGAAAGAACCGACTTCATCGAATTTGCTAGAGTTGTTGCAGGAGATGTGATCAAGAAAGAAAAATATGCAGACTTGGGAGCAATCGAAGAAACCTTCGCAAGAAGAACTTACGACGAATCCGGTCATTATGTGGTTGATCCCTTCGAACTGACTATGTTGACAGGAGACACCGACGACACACTGAGGGCAAAATTAGACAGTGGAAAGGCGTACGTTTTTGGGTATGAATTTGAAACCCAAGGCTCAACTTATCTGACCCACAATAGATCAAGAGGAGAGGATTCAATCAGAACAGACAACGAAGAAATTCCGTACGGATTTTCTGTCGGTCCTTTTGTTCTTGCAAAATTCTCAAACATTGATGATGGTGCAACTGGATTGAATTTGGGAAATTTGCAAACAATCTATTTCGACGCTTCAAACGGATATACGAGTCAGGTATCGTCTGTTGTAGATGGAGTGAGATTTACGGTAGGTGAATATGCCACCACAAGAGACTTTTTACCAGGAGCAACACTATACTTCGCTCCGATTGCTTCGGATTTGGAAAACGAAAGTCCCCCCGGCGCCAGTGCTTCTATAACAGCTAGAATAATTCGCGTAGTTGGAACTTCCACAGAATTTTCAGTGATCGAAATTGGTCCTCCATATGCCACTGGAAATGGTTGGACAGGGGGTGTGACGAGTTCCTTTGAATCAACAAGTCCATTTTATGTAGCTGCAGGCCCATCATTTGAAGCTGGTTTGGACTACAATTCATATACCGGATCAAATGTGTCATTCTTTGCGACTTCCACTGCTTTGGAATTTACCGGAGGAGCTCTGCAAGATTCCATAGGAACTGCAACTATTCGCAACATCCAGCGACTAGGTGTTGACACTCATAAGATATTCTTTGACGAACTTTCTATCAACGCAGGAAAGAGATTGAGTTCCACTCAAAGAATATATTTGGAAGGGAACACCGGCAATCCTGCTTTCTTCGGTGGCGAATATCCACTTCAAACGTACAATACCGAAAATACTTCATTGGTGTTTGAATCACCATTTGGAGAAGTCATCAAGGAATACAAGGGATATGACTTTATGATGAATTTGGTTCTTCCGAACCAATCATTCTCATCGGGAGGATGGAGTGCAGACTTCTCAACTATAACGGGATTGAATGGAATCAAACAAATAGGACCAAATATATCCTCTTCAGATATTTTTTATGATCTGAATTCTTCACAAATAGTTTCCGTTTATAATGAAGACGGAAAAGTTGAAGGAGAGGTGAAAGTGAGTGGAGGAACAGATCCCAAAGTCCTCACCATTCAAAATGCCACGATAAATGGATCCACCCTAAACGGAAATGCAACTGTGATTGTTGCGTGTCAGTTCCAAAATTCAAATTCAATCTCGGATTTAAGAAGTAAATCTATTGGCGCAACAACAGTATCAGCAACACTGACTGGTCCTGACTCCGATGGTTATTATTACAGCTATTTCAATACGGGAACTGAAAATCTAACAGACGTTTATGCAATAAATTCGATCAGTGCTTCTCTGACTGGTTATATCTTGGACACGGGACAAAGAGACACCCTGTATGATTTTTCCAAGGTCAAAGTCAAAGAAACAAATGGAATAACCTCGTTCGACGCTAATGTTTCGTATTTCATCCATTCGGGATATGGTCCGTTTGTTGGAGGACAAAATGTTGGCGCGGGATCTACCGCTTCATACCCAAACTATGAAAATATACCGAATTTCGTATCAAATTCAGGAAAGGTGATTTCACTTCGAGACGCAATTGATTTCAGACCAGTAAGGAAGGGAACAGAATCTTCATTCTCACTCACTGGACCATATTCGTTCGTATCTTTCCCATATGATGGTTATGAACACAGTGCGGATTATGACTATTATCTTCCGAGAATAGACAAGATAATCTTGACGAAAGACAAACAGTTTGAGGTGTTGGAGGGAATTCCCAGTGAAAATCCCCTTCCACCCGCAGACAGTTCAAACGCAATGACTTTGTATAAGGTAAGATTTAATCCTTATACGTTCGATGAAAACGACTTGACTATAATTCAAGAAGACAACAGAAGATTTACGATGAAAGACATCGGAGATTTGGAAAGAAGAATCCAAAATCTTGAATACTACAGCACTCTTTCACTGTTGGAACAAGAAGCAAAAAACACTCCTGTCTATGACACCATAGGATTGGAAAGACCGAAGAAAGCATTCTTGGTTGACCAATTCACAGGAACAGAATCTTCGGATGTTGGAAACGAAGACTTTTATTGCTCGTTTGACAGAGAAACAAAAGAACTCAAACCACCAACAAACACATACGAATTTGACATCACGAATTCTTCAGCTGCGATCGGAGCAGGACTTACGTCAAATGATGGTGTGGTTACATTCAATTTCACCACTGATGAATATCTATCGAACGACAGATTCAATTCAACTAGATTTATAAATTCGAATATCATAACAGACTTCAACGGAACAATAAAACTGAATCCGCACTGCGATCCTTGGTTCTCGACCGCGATTGCACCTAGAGTGAAGAGTAATCCCGAAGGTAATAACGATTCTTGGTTGATTGGAAAATACGCCTTCTCCATGAATTCTAGATTTTGGGACTACAATTGGTTCGGAAAAGATTCTACCGTCAACTCGATAGACAAGAAAAACACCACTCTTCAGAAGAGATATAAGTCTAACATACTTCGAACCGATAAATTGGGATCTTTCACAACCATAGGATCCAGTATATCATCAACACCTGAAAAGGTTGTGGACACGACCATCACACCTTATATCCGTTACGGATCGACACAAATAACTGCCAAGGGGTTGATGCCAAATCGCCAACACTCGATATATTTTGACAATGTATTGGTCGCATCGGGAGTTACATCTTCCAATACAGGTCAAATAACCCAAACGATAACAATTGATGCGGACACATACCTCACCGGAAGAAAGTTAGTTCGTGTGATGGATGGAACCACGCTGTCAAATTCAACGAGTTCGGCTGATGCCATCTTCTACGCATCAGGAAACACAAAGGATGTTGCATCCTCGAATTTCATTCGTCCACTGATTTCAAGAAGAGAGTCATCAAATTCGGAAAATGTTTCCAACGATGTTCTGACAAGAGACTTCCTTCGCAGAGAAAACAAATCCAAGAGATCGAAGGAAAATATTTCCCAGTTGTTCACGATAAGTTCCACAAAATACTCAAACGGAATATTCGTGAAAAGCATTGACGTTCACTTTGACGCATGGCCTACAACCACACCGGAAAAGAATCTTCCCGTTCGTCTTTTCCTCAAACCAGTGGTAAATGGTTATCCCAATCCTTCCAAGATAATCGCAGAGAGTTCTCTCTCGGATTTGGATTCTGTGAGTGGAATTGGAAGTCCGTCAGAAGGGAAAGTTGTTAGGTTTAATTTTGACTATCCAATATATTTGGAACCAAACGATTATGCAGTCGAGTTGGAATCGAACTCTTCTTCGTATGCAGTGAAGACGTATATCCTGCCATCTTCCATCAGTGGAAGTGAAGTCAACGAAAGAGAAAATGTTTTGGATACCAATTTGGGTTCCATGATACTTCCGAAGAACTTGGGCAACACGCAAAAAATAAACAATGAATCTTTGGTATTCACGGTGAACAAGTGTGTGTTCAGTGGAACCTCGGGATCAATCACCTACACCATTACTGGGTTCTCGTATCCGAGTGAACTGAGAAGTAATGTAAGTGGAGTTCTTTTGGACACTAGATTCTGTAGTGTGTCCTTCAATTCTAGGACATACACCCCCAACACAACACACATCATAAAACAAGAAATCGGAGCTCCTTCTTCAGTGGGAATAAGTTTGTCTCTTGGAAGTAACACAGCAATATCTCCCGCCGTAGACCTCAGAGCTACAAATTTCGTGTTCGGTAGTTATCAGTCATCTTCCGAATTCACAAAGGAAAGACAAGCTTCTGACGCAGTGGATGAAGTTAGTTCTTCGACGGGTAAATTCAGAAACACCACAAAATCTAGGTACATAACAAAAACCGTAAAACTGGATGAACCTGCAAGAAATGTTTCAGTGGTGTTCGACAAGAGAGAACCATCCAAGACTCAAATCAAGGTTTATCTCAAGAGATTGGAACCCAACTCAACGATTTCTTTTGATGATGCCGGTTACATAGAATTGGCGAAAATATCATCCGAAGTCAATGCAATCGGATCCGATGAATTCGTCCGCGCTGAATATACGTCACTCGCGGATCTTTCGGAATTCAACGTCTTTGCGGTGAAGATAGTGTTCGTATCCGAATCAAATACGAACAGATATCCCTCGATTAGAAATCTCAAGGTGATCGCAGTATGAACATAGCAAGAATAAAAGACGAGGACAATCTCTTTCGTGATTTGAATTCAAATGCCGTCATCGTTCGTGGTTCAGATGACGGCCTTGAAAGAAAACGACAATTTTTTAATAAACAAACAGAAGACATAAATAATTTGAAGAAAGAAGTTTCCGAACTGAGGGAAACTACCAAAAAAATACTCGAAATTCTTACAGAAGGGAAGAATAAGTGAGTTGCATTAATATAACACCCCTAGTTCTCTCTGACACATTCAATACTTGGTTCCAAAGAACCAATGAAATGATATCCACTTTGAATTCCTTCGGTATTCGAGGCCTGAGTGCCGGTTCATCATACGAGGGAATAAAATTAACTGATACAGGAAGTTGTTATTTTGAGGTCAATCTTTCCTATGGACCTTTCGTTGGATTTGTTACCACGGGCAATAGTGGAATTTACGGAACGGGAGATGCAACAAATCCATATAACTTAACACTCAAGTTTAATGGAAGTGAGCCGACTCTTTCAGACTCAGACTTGACGGGGAACGATTACTTCATAGTTTCCGACACATCCGATTCTTCTTTGATGAAGAAAGTTTCTGCGAGTGCAATTCTTGGCCTGATTCCCGAAGAAAACCGTTATTTTTATGGTCCCACAGCACCAACCGATTCGGATCTGATGCTAGGTGATAAGTGGTTTAACACCACTGTTGGTTCGGAATTCACATACCTCTACACAGACGAAGATCAAGACACCTATATTTGGGTTGACATAGACCACTTAGGACAAGGTGAAAGTGGAGATATTGGAATCGATTTGTTTGCAAACGGTTCTCAATTTGCAACCGATTCTCCCTCACTGAATATATCAGGAGGATCTTTCATAACGGTTAGTTCCGAGGGATCGAATAAGTATGTGGTGGCACTAAATGATCCCAACAACTTAAATTATGTGAAGATTTCCGGCGATAATATGACTGGGACTCTCACTGGAACCAATGCTACATTCACCAACGGTATTACTACACCAAACGGTTTCATAGGAACACTCACTGGAACCAATGCTTCATTCACCAATCTCACCGCATCAAGTGGTTTTGTTGGAACCCTCACCGGAACCAATGCTTCATTCACCAGTCTCACCGCATCAAGTGGTTTTGTTGGAACCCTCACTGGAACCAATATAAGATACACCAACGCAGAATTCGGAACTGAGTCTCTCGTAATTCAAGGTTCATCCGCCACATTCACAAATATGAGTGTGATGATAACGGGTGATTCTACATTCGACATTAATGATCTGTCAATCGGGACCACTTTCTCAGCAAACAATTTGAACCAAAGTGTCTATAGAATTTTCGCAGATGATGGAGTTGCGTTAGGTGGAAATACTCTGAGTAAGAACAACTGGCTCGGAAACAATGTGTTTTTAACACCCCAAGAAGACCACTCGGTGATGATTGGGTTCCCAACATCGACTCCAGTTGATGACAGTTACGCTAAATTGATGGTAACAGGCGGAATTATCACCAAAAGAATATTTTCTATGGGTACTTACAGTGGCCTGACAGCTTTTCAAAACGGTGTTGGGTTTGAAAATATAGCATCGGCAGCTGCTTTTGGCATTACGTCTGTTGACGGGTACGAACATCCTTTGTTCTCTGTTCAAGACACTCGCGATGGTGGTTGGGTCAATGCACCAAAAATAAGAAGAGTCTGGCCAAGTGGATCCACTGGTGCTAGAAGTAGAACAGACGATTTTGAAAGCAATGAGTATGTCACCAAGAGTTATGTTGACAATAATACAATTTTAAGGAGGTCCGACGCAAACCCAAGTGGTCAAAAATGGAGATTTATAAGCATAGGATTCGCGGGAGTTAGTCCTGACCATTTAATAGACAGCGGACCACATACATATTCCGTCGATGGGTATCGTGATTTAGGTTTCACTGGGCCTATGTATATAGATGTTAACATACATTGGACCGGAGGATCTCCAGTTTATATGCAACAACAAAAAACAAGAGTAATCAGTAAGGTTAATTTTGGATCGTTTGATATTATTTTTGATGATTTTGCCACCGATCCAACCGATATTGAACGTATTAAAATAGACACCATAAACAAGCAAGTTAAAATAAATACAGGATTACCTGGCTTAGTGTACATAAACATCACGCCTTCATCATAATAAATTTAAAGGAATAATCAAAGTGGCAATACAAGTAGGACTGACAACCGGAGGAGACAAGACAACTCTCACTTCAAATTATTCTTTCTACACCGTTTCTGGAGTAACCAGTTCCGGTTCCACTTTTTTATTAAACTTGGAAACGGATAGGTGGTATGTTTTAGAAGATTCCTCGGGTGAGTATATCGCTTATGGCACAACTGGGGACAATCCATTCGACAATCTCCCATCTTCATATTATATACAAGAATTTAAAAATTCAATATACAACTTATTAGATGCAGAAGCAATTTCTGGTGGATTTGCTTCTATTTCAGATGCCGCTACTTTTTATCTCTCGACATCAACGACAGAAAAATCAAAAGCAGAAGACTTCATTCAGTGGAGGGACAACACCCTCAATTTAATGAATCAAAATATTTTCAGTTATACTGCTGACGGAGTAACTCTCCCGAGTTTATCCGAATTCGTCGAACAGGGAGAATATTGGAGTATTGATTTTATTCCTGCCGGACTACCAGCTATATCGGGTGGAGAACTGAGAGCGAGAACAATACTTAGTGGAACTGGTCAACCGTCTCCATATGATGGAGTCAGTGGAGATTTTTGGATTGACACGGTTAACAATAACATATACGGTCCTGCTATTTGGGTTTATGATAGAAATGGTGATGGGATTCCAGATTTATCGGGAGGAGAAGTTCAACCAGCTCCTTTATCCGTGACTAGCGCTATTAACTATTGGGGAGACCCAACTAGTTTAATTGGACCGACTGGTCCTTGCTGTACTGGAGATCAAGGTGTTCAGGGAGCTCAAGGTTTCCAAGGACTAAGAGGAAATTCAGTTCTAAGTGGAACGGGACAACCGTCACCGACCGATGGAGTTAGTGGTGATTTTTGGTTAAATACAACAACTAATGTGTTGTATGGTCCTGCTATAGATTTGGGTGGCGGAAATGTGGGGTGGTTTGGGTCTAGTGGTGTTTTATTAGAAGGAACTACTGGCCCAACTGGTTCACAAGGTTTCCAAGGATTTGTTGGTCCAACTGGAGCTCCTGGAGAAGCGGCAGCAAAGGGTGAAACTGGTTCACAGGGTTTCCAAGGTTTCCAAGGTTTCCAAGGACCAACTGGTGATGCTGGAGCAGCTGGTGAAAAGGGTGAAACTGGTTCACAGGGTTTCCAAGGTTTCCAAGGACCAACTGGTGATGCTGGAGCAGCTGGTGAAAAGGGTGAAACTGGTTCACAGGGTTTCCAAGGTTTCCAAGGTTTCCAAGGTTTCCAAGGACCAACTGGTGATGCTGGAGCAGCTGGTGAAAAGGGTGAAACTGGTTCACAGGGTTTCCAAGGTTTCCAAGGTTTCCAAGGACCAACTGGTGGTGCAGAACCAGTAGGAAACAACAACGAAATACAATATAGATACGATTCTTCTTTAAGTGCAAATGCTTTATCAACGATAGTAACAAATCAAAATTTGATTCCCTCAAGTGGATATAGTGGAAACTTTGTTCACTACACAGAAAGCATTACCGCATATTCTTATTCATCGGTTATATCGGGAACAGATAACGAATTGACAATTCCATTTGGAACATGCAATACATTTACAGTTGACAATATAATGTTGAATAGTAGTTCCACAGTTTTAACGATAACTGGTTTTTCTCAAATTGGAACCGGCGACAGTATGACTTTGATTTTGGGTCACACTGGAGTTAATGGTTCAAAGATAGAGATACCTCAAGGAAATAATATATGGTGGTCAGGCGGGGTAATCGGAGGAATTGGTTCGACATCTTCAATTTATCCAACTTCGACTAAGAAATATGATATCATTACTTTCTTCTCTGATGGTTATAGAATATTTGGAAGTTACAGTTTGAACTATACCCAATGATTTTACGAGGAATAAGATGCCTTTAGGATTATCTAGAAATATATTGAATAGTTCCCAAGAAGATGAATTGGAGATAGTAATAGCACACCAAGGCAATGGTGTCGAGGGACTTCTTCTTCAATCTTATTATAACAATCAAAAAATTACTTGGTCCTCACAGATGTCCACAGATGACATCGAAGAATCTCGTTCGATAGAAGATGAATATAGATCATTGGGGGTCGCTTTTGGAGTCAATTCTGGAGCTGGTACACCAAGTTCGTTGTTTACATTTGATCAAACTCCTTCTCTATATCATGTCACTTTCGGAAGAGATGCACACGGGGAAATTGATGATGGCTTATCTTCATCAATAACTTTAACTGGAACAGTCGAAGGACTTTTGGGTGGTTATTCGGGTGGATTTGCATCGACCACCACAATAAACAATTCAACAAATTCACATGTTTTGGATTGGGTTTCGGTGAATTTGGAGCCGGACGGATATTTCTCAACAATAATCAGAGGTTTTGTCGGAGACCCGACTCTGACGGATAGAGCTATAGACGTTGGTGATCCATCGAGAACCAATTCTGGCACCACTGGTTATTTCGATCCAATAACCGAAACTTATAAAAATTTTACAGACTATAACTTTTTCCGTCTTTCGGACAATGAAAAAACTTTCAGAAACGCTTCCATACAAATGTTGAAGACATATGATAAATGGATAGAAGACGGCGCTTTTGGTGGAAATTTTACAATAAATGGCAGTGGAATATCCAGTGGAACAGTTGGAGCGTATTACGAAATAGGCGGAAACACACAAATAGTTGAACCAGGTGCAAGCGCAAATGTAATATTACCCCACATTCCCACTTATTACAACATGTATAAAGCTTTGGGTCAGGCATATAACGACATTGTAGATTTATGCAGACCTTACACCAAAGGAACTTTGGGTTTTAATAAACCACCAAAGATGATAGTTTGGGGGAAAAGAATCACTGCTTCCAATCCTTTGGCTGGAACTGGGTGGTGGAATAATCCCCCCCAATTTGCCGCAAACAATACCATAGCCTTTGGAACTGATTCGTACAACAAAAATGCAGCTTCGGCTAGATCTTTCGGAGAAGGAAACACTGGATTTACTAACTATATTTGGGACGTAACAAACTTATCTGTTACAGCTCAATCTGGCAATAACAACCAATGGGAATCGGGTGGGAGTTATCCGTTGGGGTCTAGGGAAAACAGAGCCAAAGCAATGAGTTTTGAAGGTGCGTCTCACTGTGCAGCAATTTTTTCAAATTGTCAAGACATAGATTGTTTTGTTTATCAATTCTATGAAACTTTACCAAATCATGATCTTAGAGAAATATGTGCGACTGCGAATTGGGATATTGCTAACTTTACAGGAAGCAACGCCCCATCAGATCCGTATACTCCAGTGGGGAGTGGTCAACTCCAATATTTCATGGGACCGGCTAGTTTCGATGTATCTGCAACAGGAGCAACTTTAGTTCCTTCTGGAACTCTTAATTCTTGGTTGCCAAAAGAAAATAAAAAAATTGCTTTGTATAGAGCTCTGAGATTAAATTGGTTGGCTTTTTATAAGCACTTTGGAAGAAAAGCGGCAATAGGAACAGAACTGCATTTTGATGCTTTTCTGAGACAAAATATTCATCTCGGATTCGCTACAGAACACCAAGATTTTAAAGATGTATACCTCAAGTCTTTGTATGATCCAATAACAGCAGAAGAGGCTTCTTTGTATGGGTTTGTTGAAGGTGAAGTGTTGAAACCCAAATATTTCGTTTTTTGGTGTGCATCTTACTTTTTCTTAGAATGTGCTTTCGGAAGTCCGACAAGTGAAACCCAAAGTTCTGCTAGAAAATCATACATAAACGGTTATATGAGAAAAAATCTAGAAACCAGATTTCCACCAACTGGAGGAATAACCGCAGATTGGCGTGAGGGTTCTGCATGGCACAAATATCTATGCAGACAATTGGATTATTTCGGTCTAGAGAGAGTAAGAACTGTCAGAAATTATGCAAACAACAAAAGATTTTTAGGAACCGACTTGGGTATCCCATTAGAAGAGATTTGAATTTTTTATAAAATTAAAATAAATAAACATAAAAGGACACATAAATGGCCGGTCTAACCTTTCCCAAAAACCCATCTGATGGACAAACAGCTTCTTGGTCATTTACCAACGATAATGGTGTTGAAATCAAGAGACTGTGGACATATGACACAGAATCCACATCATGGATTGCCACTCCTTCAAATTTGGCAAGTGGATCTGGTGGAATCGGTTTTCAAGGACCAACTGGACCAGCTGGATCAAACGGCACAAATGGAACGGATGGTGCCACGGGATCTACAGGAACTATCGGTTCAATATTCGTCAATGGAGTTGAATATACTGACATAGAATCACTCAAATTTTTCTCAGATCACTCGATAACCCATTCTTCATCGAACAATATCCTTACCATAACTTTTGGATCGGAATTGGGTTCCATATCAGGGAACTCAAAAGAAAGTGGAGTTGCTAGATGGGAATACATAGTATACAGTGCAGATTTCAACGGAACTTCGTGGAGTATTGGTGCGCCATCAGTAACCGCAAAAAATCTTCTTGAAATTCAAAATACAGGAACAACTGCATATGGAATTTCAGTAACAGGGGATCAGGGAATAACTCTATCAGGGTTCACCGGATTTGCCGTGATGCCTGTTCCCAATGGAACTGTAGTAGAACTCATATACAAAAGTGGAAGTTACTTCTTCTCTGCACCAAACCCAATCGATGGAGTTTGTTGATGTTTTTCTCGCACAGAAGATCATGTTGTTGTGGTGGTGCTTGTGTTGCAACTAGATGTGTTTATGTGATAGACGAAGGGCAACAAGATTGTGATACTTGTTCTGTGGGACCATGTACAGGGTGCCTTCGTTTTTATCTTGATTGCCCCGGAGGAGATTGTGAAAGTTGTCCTGAAACCGCTTCGGCAGAATGCATTGGGGGCGAGTTTGGTCTTGTTGTCGGTGGAACTCTTGTTGGAACAGATTGCGATGGATTGACTGGAATTTGTGATCTACAAGTGATTTAGTCGTTATAAATATATTTGAACCTTTGTTGCAATGGAGATTTTGATATGCCTGAAGTCATGAATTCTTTGATTGAACCTACACAAAACAAACCAACCATAATCACACCCGAGATGTTGAGTGTTCCACCCACTCCATCAAAACCCAAGAAACCACTGACCGAAAAAAAGACAATTACACTCTGCATGATTGTCAAGAACGAGTCGAAGGTAATCGAAAGGTGCCTCGCTTCCGTTCTTCCAGTCATTGACCATTGGGTCATCTTAGACACTGGTTCCACCGATGGAACACAGGAAAAAATTCGCGAGTTCTTCAATAACGTCGGCATTCCCGGCGAACTACATGAAGAACCTTGGGTCAACTTTGGAACCAATCGTTCTAGAGCACTAGAACTCGCAAGAGACAAGGCAGATTATTCTCTCATGATTGATGCAGACGAAGTTCTTGTCTATGACTCGAACTTCGATCCCGACACATTCAAGAAGGGACTCGTCGCGGACATCTACAACATTTTTGCTTTCTACGGAAACACCAAGTATCATCGCCCACAGTTGACATCGAATTCGAAGGAATTCTACTATCGCGGTGTCCTCCACGAATATGTTGACTGCAAAGAAAAAATTGAGACCCGAGACTTTGCTCGTGGATTTATGAACACTCCCATTCAAGACGGAGCTCGTTCTTCGAACCCCAAGAAATACGAAGACGACGCAAAGGTATTCGAAGAAGCAATTGCATCTGGAAATGTGGAAGAGAAGGATTTCAATCGTTATCACTTCTATCTCGCACAGAGTTACCGTGATTGCCAACAATGGGAAAAGGCAATTGAGTGGTATCAAAAGAGAGTTGATCTTGGTGGGTGGCAAGAAGAAGCATTCTACTCCAAGTACCAAATTGGACGAATCATGGAAATTCTCGGGAAGCCCATCGACGAAATCCTCAAGGTGTACTTCGACTCCTATCAGATGGCACCGTATCGCGCAGAACCTCTTTGGGCAGCTGCAAGAATCTGTCGTCTCTACTCCCGTTTCGATCAGGGGTATCGTTATGCAAAGATAGCAATTTCACTGAACTATCCCGAAGGTGCTTTGTTCGTCGGACAAAGTGTTTACGATTGGGGTGTTTGGGATGAATATGCAATTTGTTCGTTCTGGACCGAAAGATACCGAGAAGCATACATCGCCACTGGTAAACTACTCCAAGAGAACAAGTATCCACAGGATCAGAAGCAGAGAATAGAAGCAAATCACAAGTTTGCTATGGATGCTTTGATAAAACGAGGCGGAACCATCTAAAATTCGGTTCAAAAACCATAAATGTAAATCTCCTAAATACTTTCTAGGTTTTTAGGAGATTTTTCACATGGCGAGACTCACAGGAAGACAGCAATTAATCGACTATTGCCTTCGAAAACTCGGAGCACCAGTGATCGAAATCAATGTTGATGGTAGTCAGATTGAAGATCGCCTAGACGATGCACTTCAACTTTTTTCGGAATTCCATTTTGATGGAGTCGAAAAAGTTTACCTGAAGTATCAACTAAAACAAGAAGACATAGATAATGGTTACATAACCATGAAAGCTTCGAACACGGGATTTGCCGATGCGGACAGAAATGTGACTGCAACTGAGGCAGGAGTCTCGGAAACAGTCCCATTGGAAGATCTTATTGCAAGTGTTATTCGGGTGTTTCAGTTGAGAAATACTTCTATTGGAATGTTTGACATTCGTTATCAATATGCTTTGAACGAACTATATACGTTCGGTTCGTTTGACTTGCAAAACTACGCAATGATTCAACAATATCTCAACTTGATTTCAGACATATTGACACCCGAAAAACAAATAGAGTTCAGTAGAGTAACAAACAAGATAACATTCCCCATGACCCTCAGACAAGAATTTCAACCTGATGATTATATCATTATAGAGTGCTTTAGGATTTTAGATCCGAGAGTATACCCCGAAATTTACAATGATCGTCTGTTGAAAAAATATACCACAGCACTAATCAAAAAACAGTGGGGGGAAAACCTTTCCAAGTTTGAAGGAATCACCATGCCCGGAGGAGTGACTTTCAACGGAAAAAGAATGATCGATGAAGCACAAACTGAAATAGATAAAATAGAGGAACAAATCATCAATGAATTTGAACTCCCACCTTCTTTCATAGTAGGTTAAGATGGCAACCAACAAATATTTTATTAATTACAATTCTAGGTACGAGCAGACCCTCATAGAAGATTTGGTCGTAGAATCAATTAAGATACACGGATTTGATATCTACTATCTTCCCAGAGAATTAAATTTTCAACCAAATATATTCGGTGATGACCCCATATCATCTTTCAGACAACACTTCATCATAGAAATGCACCTTCAAACAGTCGATTCCTTTGAGGGTGATGGAGATTATATCAGTAAATTTGGTCTTGAAATACGAGACAGTGCAACTTTCGTGGTGTCGAAGAAAAGATTTCAAAACGTCACGGACAAGTTCAGACCAATGGAGGGTGATCTACTTTACTTTCCACTAACCAAGAAATTTTTAGAAATAAAATTCGTAGAACACGAAAATCCCTTCTATCAGTTAGGAAAAAATTATGTTTATACACTGAAAACAGAACTCTTCCAATACAGCGAAGAGGATGTCAATACGAATCTAGAAGAAATAGACAATGCAGTGGATGAAAGAGAATTTACTTCAACATTTAATATAGGATCCATCGGTGGTTCTGGCACATTCAGTGTGGGTGATGTGGTTTATTCATTCAACGATGGTTCAACTTTCGGATCGATGACTGCCGCAGATTCCACTGCGATAGTGACTGGATATACAGGTTCGAATCTGTCCGTTAGAGAAACTGTAGGTGAGTGGAAAGTTTCTACTGCTACTGAAAACAGATATGTGATAAACAGTGATGTTTACGCCAAGATCAACAGCAAAACCACCAAAGTTGATTCTCAAGCTTTCAATGATAACAGTCTCATTGAAACAGACTCATTGCAGTTCTTAGACTTTTCCGAGACAAATCCTTTTGGGGAATAATTTCAAATGTTCGAATTTTTCAATCATCAAATAACTAAAAAGGCGATAGTTGCATTTGGGTCTATGTTCAATGATATCTATGTTGCTAGATATGAGACAGATGGAACTGAAAAAGAGAGAATAAAAATTCCTCTGTCTTACATGTCCAAACAAAAATTTATCAGTAGATTAAATCAAAACCCCACTCTACAAAACAATTTTTACAACGCTTTGCCTAGGATGTCATTTGATTTTAATTTATTTAGCTACGATGCGAGTAGGAAAAATGATACTTTTCAACGAAGTTTATATACAAAAGATAATGAGGTGTATTATCGTTATGGTAGAGTTCCTTACATAATAAAATTTAATCTTAACTTGTTCACAAAGAATACTGAAGACATGCTTCAAATTTTAGAGCAAATATTCCCTTGGTTTGCTCCTGAGTATTCTGTTAATGTAAAAATGGTCAATCCCACTGATATGAGTGTTGATGTCCCGTTCATATTAAAAAGTGTCACATATGAAGATAATGTTGCTGATACTCAAATGGATGCCGAAAGGAAAGTTATAGTGTCTACTTTGGAGTTTGACTGTAAGTTATTTTACTATGGACCAATAAGAAAATTAAATACTCAAGGACTGTCAGGTTCGACTGGGGATATTTCTATTCCAGAAGGAATGATCGGGAAAGTTGTTACCTCTGTATTTACCATTGGCGTAGACGAACCATTCATGACTTTGGAGACAGGATTGACTGGGGATGTGAATATAAATAACTTTGATTTGGGTCTTTCAGGAGCTAGCGCACAATATTACATGGTTTACACAAAAGACCCATTTTCTTGAGGATTTAGTTTTTGGGGTGTATAAATAGAAGTGGAAATTGGCGTTGTAGCCGAAGGTTCCTATAGAACTTTAACAAATGAGTGATAAAGTAGAAAAAAATATATCTGATGCTTTAGGAATAGAATATATTCCTGTTGTAGAAGAAAAAGAAATCAAAGAAGTAAAAGCTGTACCAGCTACACAAGAGCAAGCTGATTCAGATTATGCTCTTGTAAGAAAAAACCTAAAAAATATAATAAGCCAATCTGAAGCAGCTATAGAAGGTATTCTAGATGTAGCTAGCGAAAGCGAGAGTCCACGCGCATATGAAGTGGTTGCGCAACTTATTCATAGTAGTTTGGATGCAAACGGTAAATTGATGGACCTCCATAAGAAGATGAAGGACTTGAAGAAGGAAGAGGGAGGAAGTGGACCAAAGTCCATAACCAACAACTCCATTTATGTAGGAAGCACTGCGGAACTTCAGAAGTTCCTTTCAGAACGAAAGAAAGCAAAGCAGTTGGAGAAGAAGGATGCCGACGAAAAACAATGATCACTATCTCGGCAATCCCCTCATCAAGGCAGCAAATACTCCTGTAGAATTTACTCCCGAACAGGTCGAAGAATACATAAAGTGTTCGAACGACCCCATTCACTTCATAGAAAATTACATCAAGATTGTTCAAGTTGACAAGGGATTGATTCCCTTTGAAATGTATGATTTTCAAAGAAACATCGTAAGAACAATCCACGACAATCGTTTTACCATTTGCAAACTTCCTCGTCAGAGTGGTAAATCGACCACCATGATTTCATACCTTCTTCACCACGTTCTGTTCAATCAGGACAAGAAGGTTGCAATTCTCGCGAACAAATTGACGACCGCCAGAGAACTTCTTCAGAGATTGAAGAAGTCGTATGAAAATCTTCCCAAATGGTTGCAACAGGGAATAATTGAATGGAACAAGTTGTCCATTCAACTTGAAAACGGATCGAAAGTCATTGCTTCATCCACATCTTCATCTGCGGTTCGTGGTGATACATACAGCATGATTCTACTTGACGAATTTGCATTCGTTCCCAACAACATTGCTGAGGACTTCTTCAACTCGGTTTATCCTACCATTTCTTCGGGTGAGACGACCAAGGTGGTCATCGTCAGCACACCCAAGGGAATGAACATGTTTTACAAGTTGTGGAAGAATGCCGAAAGTGAGAAAAATTCCTACGTTCCCATAGAAGTTCTTTGGAACGAGATTCCGGGTAGAGACCAAAAGTTCAAGGAAGAAACCATTCGCAACACTTCCGAAAGGCAGTGGATGCAGGAGTTCGAGTGTCAGTTCCTTGGTTCTGAAGACACTCTGATATCCTCCGCAAAACTAGCATCCATGCCTTTTGAAGAACCTATTCGTTCTGCGATTGATGGGTTGGATATCTTCGAAGAACCAAAGAAAGATAACGTCTATATCATGTGTGTTGATACCTGTAGGGCACAGGGTGCCGATTATCACGCTTTCACCATCATGGATGTTACTCAGATGCCCTATCGAATGGTCGCAAAATACAGGAACAATACTCTTCCCGTTCTCATGTATCCCACGGTAATAGAAAAAATGGGTAAGTATTATAATAATGCACATGTTCTACTAGAAATCAATGACGTTGGTTCCGAGGTCGCGGATATTCTCTATCAGGAGTTGGAATACGAGAACGTCCTTTTGGTTTCCAATCGTGGGAAGAAGGGACAAAAAGTGGACGGTGGTTTCGGTGAGAGTGGGAAAGTTCAATTTGGTGTTCGGACCAGTTACCAAATCAAGAAATTGGGGTGTTCCATCCTCAAGGAAATGATAGAGCAGGACAAGTTGGTTGTTTCAGACTTGGATGTGATTTCCGAGTTCAGCACCTTTATTTCCAAGGGAATTTCCTATGAGGCGTCGGAAGGATACCATGATGACTTGGTTGACACTCTGATTCTTTTCTCTTGGTTGACCACACAGACTTATTTTAGGGAAATCATAGACATTGACACTCGTAGAAAACTCTATGAAAAGAGGTTACAAGACCTAGAAGCGTCCTTGTCTCCGTTTGGATTCATAGAGGACGGTATTTTGGACTTCGAAGCAGAGAGGCAGAGGGACGCTTCCCTCTTGTCCCGAGAGGGATCTCCCTCCGAGAGTAGGCAATTACCACCCGACGACATCAATGTGGAAGATGATTCCAGTTTCTTTTGGTCGTAAAACGCAAAAAAACATAAAGAATAAATACTTCATAGTAAATTATAAGCTCCATGATGATCTAAGGAGATAGAAATATGGCATTTCAAGTCAGTCCAGGTGTAAATGTAAGTGAGATTGATCTAACAACCATAGTTCCAGCTGTAGCAACTTCGATTGCGGGAATAGCTGGATACTTTGAGTGGGGTCCAGCAAATACCCCAGTTTTGATCGATACTCCTAAAACATTTAGAAACATTTTTGGTGATGTCAAGGAGTGGAACTATGAAGAATATTTCACCACTTTGAACTTTTTGGGATATTCTCAAGGCATCAAGGTAGTCAGGACAATGGGTGCGACTGGTTCTGTTGCAAACGCAAACAGTGCCGGTAAGACCGCAGGGGATTCGGAGTCTTACGCACCAAATGACAATGTTGATATAACCACATATGGTGGTGGATTTTATTCAAGATATGCAGGAACAAAGGGTAACAGTCTTGCTGTTTCGATAGGTTCCAATGGTGTTTCTTCAGGTTCAAATTGGACACAAGGGACAATAGGAACAAGCACATACTCAGACATATGGTCTGCTTTTGGTAGAACACCATCATCGTCTGATAATCTGATAAGTATTGCAGGAGCAACTACTTACGATATGGTACATATCGCAGTTTTGGATCAAGATGGACTTTTCTCTGGTGTTAAGAACACAATTCTCGAAAAATTCGAGAATGTTTCTCTTCATCCCAAGGCAAGAAAGAATGATGGAACTTCGAATTACTTCAAGAACGTAATAAATACCACCTCACAATACATCAAGTGTGGTGGTGCTGTTGACAACTACGACTTGAATAATACAGCTTTTTATCCAGCTGCTATTTTCGGTGGTCCTGGATTGGGTGTTTCGGGAATCAGTGATGCAGAAACCGATTACGTCTTTAGTTACGGTTCGACTGCACATGTCACGATCGCACTTTCTGGTGGAACGGGAGAACAAAGTGGATCACTTTTTGATGTTGATGAACAAGGTTACGAAGTTCTTGCCGATGCGGAAAAGGAAGACGTAAATCTTCTTCTCGGTGGTGGAATCAACAGTGCTTCAGATGTTCAAAATCTTGTTCAGATTGCAGAAACAAGAAAGGATTGTATCGCATTCCTCTCCTGTGACATCGGTAAGGTTGGTGCTTCAGTAGCTGCAAACGCAACCGAAAGTGCAAAGGCAGATAGATGCATTGCATTCAAGAACGACGTTGGATCGAGTTCTTATGTGTTCATAGATTCTGGTTATAAGAAACAGTTTGACCCATACAACTTGGTTTATCGTTGGATTCCACTGAATGGTGATACCGCAGGGTTGGTTGCAAGAACTGAGTTTACCAATGATGCGTGGTTTTCTCCGGCAGGATACAATAGAGGAATCATGAGAAACGCAGAAGCTCTTGCGTTCAATCCTTCGAAGATCTATAGGGATAGGTTGTACCCCAAGGGAATCAATCCGGTCATCTTCCAAAAAGACACTGGAATTCTTCTTTTGGGTGATAGAACAGGATTGCAAAAACCAAGTGCATTCGACAGAATCAATGTTCGTAGATTGTTCATTGTTCTTGAGAAGGCGATTGCAACTGCATCCAAGTATTCGTTGTTCGAGTTCAACGATTCATTCACAAGATCAAGATTTGTTTCTCTTGTGACTCCCTTCCTTTCCGATGTAAAGGCAAGAAGAGGACTCATTGACTTCAAGGTAGTCTGTGACGAGACGAACAACACACCTGAAAGAATTGACAGAAATGAGTTTTGGGCGGACATCTATATCAAACCAAATCGTTCCATCAATTACATTCAGTTGAACTTCATTGCTACTAGAACTGGTGCAAGTTTTAGTGAGGTTGGTGCTTAATAAAGATATAGTATCAAGGAGATAGAAATATGGCATTTCAAGTCAGTCCAGGTGTAAATGTATCGGAAATCGACCTCACAACCATAGTCCCAGCAGTTGCTACCTCTTTGGGTGGTATCGCTGGAAACTATGAATGGGGACCAGCAAAGCAGGTGATTTTGATCGATACGCCAAAATCATATAGAGCAGTATTCGGAGATCCCAAGAATTGGAACTACGCTCAGTGGTTTTCGGGTTTCAATTACTTAAGTTACACGAATTCACTTCAAGTTGTCCGTGTTGTAGGTTCTGATGCAAAGAATGCAGTCGGTTGTTTCACTGGAGATGGTCAAACAGTTCCATCAGCAGAACTTTTCCAAAATGAAAGTTTGTTCGACAACGACTACAATGGAATTTTTGCTCGTTATCCAGGACAAAAGGGAGATTCACTCAAGGTTGCAATTTTCCCAGGACCCGGTGGAACAGGAAGCGCAGGATTCACTGCGTGGACCGAAGGAACCGTGGAATACTATGCTAACTTTGGATATGCATCTGAGGGAGCTCCTGACCACACAACCAACATTCAAACATTGGCTGCAAGTTTGACTACGAATGACCAAATCCATGTTTTGGTCATTGATCAAGACGGTTTATTCACAGGGGCGCAAAATACGATTTTGGAAAGATTCTCGAATCTTTCTGTATACCCAGAAGCAAGACTTGAAAATGGCGAAACGGTATTCTACAAGAGACACATTAACGAAAAATCACAATATATCTACATCGGTGGGGAAGATACTCCAGGTGATGCTGCCGCTGATTTCTACACCCAAACAGGTTTAAGTTTTACTGATAGTGGGACATATGGATATATCGCAGATTGGGGTACAACTGGACCAAGTGGAACGAGAGTCCGTGCAAACGGAGGAGTTTCATTCCCACTCGCTGGTGGTTTAGGACAAACCAGTGCGAATTTGGTCAGCACTACTGTCCCGAGTGATGATCCTTATGGATACAATCTTTTCGAAGATACAGAATCATATGATGTGAATCTTCTTATATCGGGTGCTGTTGTTGATTCAACTAGTGTTGGTGCTATCAAGGCGATTGCAGAATACAGAAAAGACTGCGTTGCATTCTTCTCACCAGCAAACAAGAGTGACATCGAAACCGAACAGGCAAAACTCGACAGAGCTTTGACTTTCAAATCAACTTTAGGTTCAAGTTCTTATTGTGTGATCGACTCGGGTTATAAGTACCAATACGACCCATACAACGATCTTTATCGCTGGATTCCACTAAACCCAGACGTTGCTGGTGTGTGTGCTAGAACAGATAGCACAAATGATCCTTGGTGGTCTCCCGCTGGATTCAATAGAGGTCAGATCAGAAATGTTATAAAGTTGGCATTCAATCCCTCCAAGGCATTTAGGGATCAACTTTATCCCGATGGAATCAACCCAGTCATAACCACTCCAGGAGAGGGAACGATCCTCTTCGGTGACAGAACTGCATTGACTAAACCAAGTGCATTCGACAGAATCAATGTTCGTAGACTGTTCATCGTCTTGGAGAAGGCAATCGCAACTGCGGCAAAATTCTCCTTGTTCGAATTCAACGACCCATTCACAAGATCACAGTTCGTTTCTTTGGTGACTCCATATCTGAAGGATGTCAAGGCAAGAAGAGGAATTATTGATTTCAAGGTAGTTTGTGACGAATCTAACAATACGGCAGAAAGAATTGATAGAAACGAGTTTTGGGCAGATATCTATATCAAACCAAATCGTTCCATCAACTTCATTCAATTGAACTTTGTCGCAACTAGATCGGACAGTAACTTCACAGAATTGGGTGCGTAAAATATATAAATACAGACAAAGGCTGTAAAAGGAGATAAAATGTCATTACCAGATATTCAAGGATTCAAGAACTCTTTGCTCAGAGGGGGAGCTCGCTCCAGTTACTTCTTGGTTCAGGGGTTGAACATAGGAAGTATACAAGAGTTTTCCTATCTTTGTAGGGCAGCATCTTTACCAGCGGCAAAAGTTGGTACTGTGGAAGTTGCTGCTCCTGGTGGTAGAAAAATAAAACTTTCTGGCCCGAGAACTTTTGACGATTGGCAAATTACAGTTTATAATGATACTAATATGGTGATGAGATCACGATTTGAGGCATGGCAAACAGCTTGTTCCAACTGGGACAGTCCTGCTGCGTTTGACAATATAGATGCTTATGCTTCCAATCAATGGAACGTAACACAACTCGATCGTGCTGGTAGGGCAATGAGAGCATATCAGTTCTTTAATATGTGGCCTACAGAATTAGCTGCAATTGAATTGAGTTTTGATGCGGAAACTGCTATCGAACAGTTCACGGTTACTATGGCGTATTCACACTTTGTTCCTGTTGCGACCAACGGAAATATTGGTCCTGCGGGAGTTCTTGGTTCTGATTGGGCAGTAAATCTCGGATTTTCGGGTTCGTTCAATCTTAACTTCGAAAGTGGTGGGGGAATTCTAGCTAGTGTTAACGCACTCGCTTCAATCGGTGGTTCTTTTGGTGGTTGATAATAAGTGAGGAATAAAAAATGGCATTTGAATTATTTGGTCTGAAAATAGGTAAGACAAAAAGGGAGAAGGAGGAATCGAAGTTAACTTCTTTTGTTCCTCCTGATACCGACGATGGTGCGGTAATAGTCGAAACGGGTGGATTCTACGGACAGTATGTTGATCTGGACGGATCCACCCGCAGTGACTACGAATTGATACAAAAGTATCGTGATATGGCTCTTCACCCTGAATGTGAAAGTGCGGTTGAAGAGATAGTAAATGAATCGATCATTGCTAGTGACAATACTGATGTGGTAAAAATAAATTTAGATAATGTTAATTTGGATAGTGAAATAAAATCCTTGATAACCAAAGAGTTCAAGACAGTCTTGGAGTTGATGAATTTCAACACAAAAGGTTACGAATTATTTCGTCGTTGGTATATTGACAGTAGACTTTATTTTCATGTGATTGTCAATCCAAACAACACCAAAAAGGGAATAGTGGAACTTCGTTACATCGATCCACTGAATCTCCAAAAGATTCGTGAATTTAAGAAAGAAACTAGAGCAGATGGGACCAAGTTAATCGCAGATACAGAAGAATTCTACATTTTCCATAAGTATGTGTTCCCAGGTGGTCAAAAGAATTTTGCGACGGCACCTGACGTTCAGGGATTGAGGATTTCTCCCGACGCGATCGCCGCAGTGAATTCGGGTCTTTATGATACGAGAAACAAGAGAATAGTTGGATATCTACACAAGGCAGTGAAATCTTTGAACCAACTGAGGATGATGGAAGACGCTGTGGTCATCTATAGGATCTCCCGCGCTCCTGAAAGAAGAATTTTCTATGTGGACGTTGGTAACTTGCCAAAACAGAAGGCCGAACAATATCTTCGTGATTTGATGAACAAACACAGAAACAAATTGGTCTATGATGCTAACACTGGTGAAATTCGTGACAACAGAAGAATGATGACCATGTTGGAGGATTATTGGATGCCTCGCCGCGAAGGTGGAAAAGGCACTCAAATTGAAACTCTTCCTGGCGGTCAAAACCTTTCTGAGATGGAAGATGTCAAATACTTCCAAAAGAAACTATATCGTTCTTTGAATGTTCCAATTTCACGACTTGAGAGTGACACAGGATTTACTTTGGGTAGATCAACAGAAATAACTAGAGATGAACTTAAGTTCACGAAATTCGTGAACAGATTGAGAACAAAGTTTGGTGAGATTTTTTATGATTTACTTGGTAAACAACTAATACTGAGAGAAATTATTACCAAAGAAGAATGGGAAAAGATTCGTTATGATGTCCATTTCGACTTCAAGAGAGACACCTACTTCTCGGAGTTGAAAGAAGCAGAACTTCGTAAGGACAAGGTTGATGAGTTGATGAACATGACACAATATGTGGGTAAGTTCTTCTCTTATCAATGGATTCGCAAGAATGTTCTCAAGTTGTCTGATGAAGAAATTGTCAGAATGGAGAAGGAAATAGACGAAGAAAGAAAGAAGGGATTGATTCCGCAGGATCAATCGGAATACGGACTATGACAGAAAAAATACAAAAAATAGTAGATTGTGTCGTAGAAAGAGATTTTGAATCTTTCAAGAAGAATCTTTTCTTGGTGGTTTCTGAAAAAATAGAGGAATCATTGGAGGAGAGAAGAATTCAAGTCTCGGCGTCCATCTTGGAAGCGGACGATCCTGCCGCCGCCGCGGCAGAAGCAGACGCCGAAAAACAAGCTTTGTTTGTCGATCCCATGATGGCGAAAGAATACTTTCTTGT